GTCCACGTAACGCTATCTGTAACGTCTCCATCAACATCATCCATAGCACTAGATAAATAAGATTTGCCATTAAAAGAATCTTTGGTACGAGTTAAAGTAACATCTTTTGTATTTAGTGTAATTATAGGTGCGTTCTTATCTTGAATATTCACCGTCAATTCTTTAGAAATACTTTTTAATTGATTCTTTAGTGTGTATATAACTTTCACTTGTCCAATATGCTTCGTATCAATTGCATTAGGCAACACTAATTGCACTCCATCAGACTTTGTATATTCATCGATATAGTCAATAGGATTAAATGCATCACCATAACCTAAATCAATATGTGTACTCTTCAGTTCCAATTCCATAGGTTGATTAAAAATCAGCCAGTATTTTCTACCAAAGTATCCTCCAACCACAGCCACACCAATCAAGAATAAAATCAGTATCACAACAAAAAGATTTTTCAGTTGCATCGCATGTAGCTTTGCTCTTGCTTTTTCTTCTATTACATTTTCATTCTGAAGTTTGATTCTAGCGTGGTTCATTGCTTCATAATTTATTGACGGATCTAAAAATACACTTATCTGCTTTAAGGTAAAACCATGCTCCAAAGCTAAACGTATTTCCTGCATCTGCATATGGTCATATTCCGACTTTGCAAAGATGTCTATCTGTTCTGTATCAAGTCCATTTTTTAAACCTTCTTCAACTTCATGCAGTTGAAATGAATTCAGTCCACGCTTTCGTATCTTTTCTAAATAATCATCCACTGTAATCTCCTTTCTATCTTCTGGGGGCGTTTCGCCCCCAACAATCTATAAGTTTCTTCCTTTACTCAAAGTTTGAGTAAGTTCCTCACTTACATCTATTGCTAATGTAGTTGTATTTATAGGATTCAATCCAAAATTCTCTACGCTGAAGATACCATCCTCATTATGCACGCATGCTTCTGATTTATGTAATTCATTGAATCTATCCACTGTAATTACGTTTGCAGCCATGTCCATAAAATCGGTAGCTAATGTTGCTTGTTTTAATGCATCTTCAATCGCATTTGGATTGTTTTTGATAATAGTGCTCCATCCCTTTACATAAGCTAGATGATTTTTTGAATGTTCTTGAATATAGGAATCCATGTCTGCATCGCTTGGCATTAATCTGCTGGCAGCTAAGCAGCTTGTCATCTCTGCTACAAGTTCTTCAAAAGCATAGGCTTGCGAACCAAAATTATTTTTTTGATTACGTTGAAGTCTTCCTTCGCTACCTGTTGCATGTCCTAACTCATGCAATGCTGTTGCGTTGTATGCATAATCGGATGAGAATGCATTTTTATTTGGTAAGTGTACTGTGTCTTCAAACGGAGAATAGTAGGCATTGTCCCCACCATCATTTAAGAGTTTTACTTTCATTCCATTTGCAATATCAGTAACATATTGTTCCTGATTAATTTTCTTTTCTTCCTGTTCAACAAGTGGTGGAACACCTTCACACTGTTCAACATTAAAGACAGTAAATATCTTTGGGAAAATGGAAAATTCTCTTATATCTCTTTCTCCACTTTTAATAAGTTTTGCTAACTTATCAAAATCAATGAACTTATCCTTCTCTCCTTTTTTCTTGGTTAGATCAGATACAATCCATCTTTCAATATGAACACCCTTTTCACCTTTTTTGACATATGCACCATCAAAATTTTTCAAACCATTAAACGTAACCCATCTCGGATCGGAATATCCTTTTATAGCTGCAATAACGCTCAACATAAAAGCATTCCGTCCTTTATATGGAATATTGCTGGTTAAACTTCTTTGCTTCTCAAAAGTAGTAGACCATTCTTTTACCCATGTCATAGAAGATTCATCTTTATTGATTAATTCTATGAACCTCTCTGCTATTTCTTTCTTATAATCCTCAACTACCTCATTAGCAGGTTTCTTATATGGTACAACCTCATCATTTGCATCTAGCTCAAGATTCATCACCAATCTCAAATCTTCTGCATTTGGATAAACTAAATCATTAAAATCACCATCACAAATATATGACTGCATGTCTGCAATGGCTTGATCAACATCGCCATTTGCATTATTTATAAAATCAATATGCGTAATTGGCACTCCATCAAAATAATGTGTAAAGGTTAGATTCTTTAAATCACACTCTGCTTGTGACTCATGTTCATCTTTTCCAAACGTTGTAAATGCAAGTCCAATATGCTCTGGGTCTTCATTTAGATATTCTTCTGTATTTTCTTGTTCGTATTCCCGATTAATCCATTCAAGGATATTTTTTTGTAATTCCTTGTATGCTGGATTATCTATATAATTACTATCCTTCTCAGTAACTAAATTGGATTGTTCATATATATCTTCGATATCCTTCAGCAATCCATTTTCCCTAAATGAAAATATTTCTTCAGTGCCCTTGCTAACAACCACATGGTCTACAAATTCTAGATTTAATTGTTGTGTGGCTGCATAGATATTTGCAGTGAAAATCTTATCTAAATCTGATATCTCTACATGCTCATTTGGATGATTATGTAAAACCATAACCTTTGAAGCATTTGATGAAACGGTAGATTTAAACAGATTTCTTATATCCATGCCAGCATGGTCAATCGCTTTCATTGTAGCCACGCTAAAATTAATTGGCTCATTTGCAGAATTCAGATTTAGAATCATGAAGTGTTCTTGGTCTAAATCTTTCATATAGCCCCCAAGAAGCTTCACGGCTATTGCAGGGTTATCTATAGATTCATCTGTTAGTAGTTTTGATGCATCCTCATTTTTCAACCGTACAGGAATCTCATCTAGAGAGTATTTATTCGTTTTATTACTCATTGCTACCTTCTCCTTATTCACCGTTTAAATAGACGGTGATTATTTTGTTCCCTGTACGATTAATTAGTTCTATCAGTTCTTTCTTTGAATATTGTATTTTGGAAACTTCCTCTAAAATTTCAGTCATATCTTGACTATCCAGATCAGCATTTTCATCTTGAATCTGTTTGAATAATTCTTCATCTAATTGCAGAATGTTTTCTAAGGCTTTATCATCCACATTACAATGAATGGTCTGTGCATTTTCGCTTATGCTTTTCTCTATACTTTCTAAGCTCACCTCAGCTAATAATGTTTCATATCCCGCTAACTCAAGATTATGTTTCTTTGCATATTGTTCAGCCTGAGTAAATGAATCAAAAAAGAGATTATCTCCATACGGAACAATCTCTCTTTCATCTAGATAAACAATTCTGAATAAGTCGTGTATTCCATTATTGATTATCGGCTTAAAATCTCCTTCGATCCGTTGATTTGTGCTCTCAATAGAGTATCTAAAAGTCATAGATGTATTCCACCTCCCAATTCTTTTTCCTCTGGAGGCGTTTCGCCTCCAGCAATATCTTCATCTAAGATATCGTTTTGTAGCTTATCTTTAAAAAGACTATGTGCTTCATCACAACGTCTCATTATTTCGTCATATGTAAATCCAGAAATTTCACCATTTAAAGCATCTAGCTTTTCAGAATAAGTGGAACCATGCATTTGTTCATTAACAATCAACTCATCATTTACATACCACTCGATACAAGGCTCTGATAAATTTATTTTTCCTTGTATTGTATCCTTACTTTCAATAATGTTATTGTCTACTTCTGTATATAAAATATCTAGTTTCCCATCACCAGATATAGGTGAGGATTTTAGCCATTCTAATTTTGAGTGAATATAGTTATTATCTGATGTAGACTCTAATGCCTTTTCAAAATACATGGGAATAGACTCATCTAACTTGCTCAAACTATTGTATACTTCTTGTACTTCGTTATCATCGGATGCTTTAACATTAAATGGTAAGTCTTTTAAAATCGTTTGTATTTTATTAACATAACTCGCCTTCCGTTTCGCTAAGTCATCTTTTCCAAGCGTTGATAATAACAATCCTTTAATTTCCTCTTGATTTTGTACCACACCTGATATATTATTTGTGTACAGAGATAAGCTGTCTGGGACAAATTGGAAGTCCTGAGACGTTATCTCTTTTATTTTTTCTGGATTCAACCAAACCTTTCTATGTTCATTAATGCTTTGTTTAAAAAGGTTTTCAAAATTTTTCTTATCGTAAATGGAGGTAATCTCATTTACTTCATATGTTCCTAATTTCTTATTTTCACGAAGAACCATAATCATCGGATATTTTTCTTCGTTTTTCTCATCTAATAAGAATACAAGTGAATCATCAAATTCTTTACTCTGCATAGCCAGTAATGTTTTATGGAGTAAAGTTGCACTTCTTACTATTGTTTCTCCACTTATATTGTGTTTTGATTTTAGTTTTCTTAAGGTTGATGTATTCATCGTAATCGGTAAATCATCTACTTTTGCATAGGATAAGTCTTTTGAGTTCTCTTGAAGTACTAAAGGTGTATTGTCTATCAAACCATACTCATATTCTAACAATTGTCTTTCCCAAGTTTTTAGATTCCCATCTTCATCCAGCAGTTGATCACTCCATTTGATTTCTTTTGATTTATCACTGTCCATAATGTCTTCCCTTTCCTGCGCTTTAACTTCTTCAATACTTTCAACACCATCTAAATTTTTTAGATGATCAAGATGGATACTTGTAGCTACCATCAATGATTTAAATTCATCTCCAGTTATTTCTTTTTTATCTACAGCATCCTTTAGTTTTTTATGTGTTTTTGAATACTCATATTCTGTAAATTTAAAATTCGGATAATACTGCACCTCATAGGAATTTGTTTCATTATTCCATTTCATGATTCTTTTAGGAATCCAAAATCCATCCATATTAGATTTCATTACAGCTTTAGGAATACTAACAAAATAAGCCTTCTCAGTTTCATGAGTAACAAGTTCTTTTTCTATTAAAGTTTTTAATTGTTTTTCTTCTTGTTGTCTTATTTCCAAAGCTCTATCAACAATTTTTTCAGATAACCATTGCATAGAATCCGCTATCCAATCTAACTGGCGATTCATAGCACTAATAACATCATAGATTTCATCATCAATCAGTTCCTGATAGCCTGATGATATTTCTTCCATTACTTCTTTTGCATTGATGATATGTTTCTTTTCCGCAAGCGTATGTCCTATCATTTCTGTAAATTTATCAACATCAAATCCTTGCTGGATGTCATCAACATCAGAAATAATGTCTGGGGGCGTTTCGCCCCCAGCATCTAATTCATTTAATTTCATTCTTCTTCCATTGACTCTTCAATGTCTTTTTTCTTCTCTACATGACAACTGCTTACATAAATTTCTGTTATATAAACCTTCTGTCCATCACGCTCATAATTACGTGTGCGTAGCTCACCTTCAATTGTGATGTGACTTCCTTTTTTGCCGTACTGTCCAAGATAATCTGCTGGTTGTCCCCATGCCACACAATTAATAAAGTCTGCTACAGCATCTTTTGATTGTGGTCTCTGCACAGCAACCGCAAAGTTTGCTACATGCTTGCTACTTTCTCCTTCAGTTGCCTTTACTTCAACATCTCTAACTAAATTACCTGATAAAATTACTCTGTTGTTCCACATATGTTTTCTCCTCTCTCTGTTTACAACATTTCTTCTAATCTTTAAAAAACTTGGGGCAAATTGCCCCAAGCATATTTATACCTTTACTTAACTAATTCTCTTTTTTTAAGAAATAAGAACACTGCCACAGCTAGACCACCTACAAACATCATAGATAATCCTACTGCGTTGAATGTATCACCTGTCTTAACGGAAGGTAATGCCATATCATTAACCACAACCTTTACAGCATTATTAACTGCAAAATCATAATCTTCACTCAATACAACTTTATGATGTTCATTATTGATTCGGTAACCTTCAGGTGCTGCTGTTTCCTGAACGTAGTAGCCGCCTAAATCATCGGCGAACTCTACAGCCCAAGTGATAACTCCTTCACCATCAGTGATTCCTTTGCATTCTTTACCATCCTTATCTAAAGCAACCGTGCCATCCGCTTTAAATAACGTCAATTCAGCACCTTTTAATTTCTTTGAGTTATCCATAGCATCTACCTTGATTGCACTCACGTAGAACACTTTACGTGTGTCTACAGCCATCACAACTTGTTCATGCTGACGTGTACCTGTAACAGTAAATTCAATATCCTCAAACTTGTTGAATCCAAATGGTGCTTCATCTTCACGAAGAATATATGTCTTTCCACCTTCAACATATTTAGAAATGTCTGTATTTTCCTTAGTAGATGTGAATGTAACAATTTCGTTGCCTGTGACTTTGTCAATCAAAGTCATCTTAGCTCCAGCAACGTTATTTCCTTTGCCATCTGTTTTAGCAACGTCAATCACAATCTTATCGTCTTCATAATCGATGCCAACAATTGTTTTATTATCTTTGATTTCAAATGCTTTTGGATCAGTATTCAGATAATATCCTTCAGGGGCTTTGGTTTCTACAAGTTCATATTTTCCAGCCGGAAGGAAACTATCGTTTGATTTCCAGTATCCGTTAGCATCTGTAGTGATTGTATAAGGCAATGTTTGACCAGCAGCTGCTGTGGCTACAACATCACCGTTTTCATCTCGAGCAACTACGTCGTAGTTGTTCTTATTTACAATCTGGAATGTTGCAGTACCTACATTTTCATTTGTATCTGCATCTTTCTTTTGAATCTCCAATCCACCACGTAATACACCTTCAACTACGGTGTATTCGTTGCCACCAACGACTGCTGCAGTAGAATTCTCATCAACAATATTGAACAAGACTTTTCCATCTTTTACATTTGCAGTTGGCTGTCCATTTGCAGTCAATGTTTTATTTTCTAATGTATAACCGGCAGGTGCTTTCGTTTCCTCAACAGTTATAGTTCCAAGAGGAAGTGTTGGTGCTCCACCATCTAAATAGAATGCATCCCCTGATACAAAATGATTTTCATCTAATGTGGTAAAGTATTGATTTCTTGCATTCTTCGTTGTTTTCAATACCCAAGTCCGTGTAGTAGTAGCCGGCAGAGTGTCAAATGTATATTGACCGGCATAATACTTGATGGTAAATTCAGCCCCTTCAAGACTTGCCGGTTTTGTTACAACATTTCCGTCTGCAGAAACTTTATTTAAAGTGATTCTCAAAGGGTCATTAAGCGGCTGATCAGTAGATTGCACATTGTATGTTTCACCATTTGTTGTGAATGCATGACGATAAACCTGTGAATCAAGATTAAATCCTCTTGGTGCTACTAATTCTTTTGTATATAGTACTGCGTTACGTTGAACTGTAATACCATTTAATTCACCGTGTCCATTGGCATCAGTCGTGATTCTGCCAACTTCGTTCGTTAGTCCAGCATCGCTGTACACTCCATAAATAGCACCAGATAAGTCTTGGGCATAGCAAGCTGCGTTACCTTGTGTCATTGTAGGATTTCCGTTTGCCTTATCCAAAGTTACATTGACAGTAATATTCCGTGGTGCTGTTTGAATTACCCATGTAGCTCCACATCTTTGATATGGAACTGTAGTTCCCGTATCATAGTTAAATCCTGTAGCCTCTTCCCCTGTGTATGGATTCAGGTAACGTGGTACGTTGATACGTAGCGTTACTCTACCATCCGGTTGAACATCCGTTACAGTAGCGTTATACGGATAATATGTCTTATCTCCCGGTTCATAGGCTGTTTTATATGTCAACCCAATGTGTCCCGGCTCTTCACAATACACCGCTAACTGATTAACAATTTGATTTGATACGCTTCCTAATAGTCCGTCAATATAATCAATGTCAAATGTATGATGACCAATACTGGCATCTGTATTAGAGGTGCCTAATGTTCCGGAAAATGTATCACCAACTTCCAGCGTATCAACGCTATCAGTGCTGGCATCTACCGGTGTTGTCACCAAATGCATTGGGAAAACTGCCAGTGCCATTAAAAAAGCCATCAACACACTGAATAATTTGACGGCTTTCTTCTTAATTTTATTTTGTAAATTCATTCTTCAATTCCTCCTGTGTTATGAATTTCATTTCTCTGCATTGTATGAAGCTTGTCGTGTGCTGCGATATATCTCATCGCCTATTTGCTGTAGCAGATAATCAAAATAGGCAATGTTATTTTTAAGATTTCTCCATTAAAAAGGCGGTAGACTTTTACATCTATCGCCCTCTTTAGGAGAAAATTTGACTGAACTTAATTTTATATCTTATCTATAACCTACGATGATAGTTTCATCCCAAGCATATTGATCTACGACCCATACTTGCTGAGTAACGGCATCGTGGTGAGTTGTACCTACCTGTACATCGCCAACATGGTAACTACCGTCACCATACAAATCTGCATTCTCGCCAAAATCAATTGCTGATTCATAAATGTGTCCTGATTGATTTCCGATTACCTTTCTTTCATAGACTGGTTCGTCCCATGCTTCTTGAATCACCTGTGTTTCCCAGTGTCCCACTTCATCATGGTGAATCGTTTGATAAATAGGCTGTGGATCAGGTGTAGCTGGTGTTGTATTTGTACTTGGAGTAGTTGTTACTGGTGTACTGTTGTTATTGTTCTGTATCTCAGTATTGGTTGTACCTGTAGTTGGTGTAGCTGGTGTTTCGGATGTAGTGGAAGTATCTTCCTTTTTATCATCCTTCTTATCATCTTTCTTAAAAGTTTGATTCTTTTTATCGTCATTCTTCTTAGATGATTCCTTGGATGAAGAAGTTTCCGTGCTTGTTTCGTGCTTTGCTGTATTGTTTGTTTTTGGCTTTGGTAGCATGAATAGCATAACTACTAATCCAATTGCTGCTAAGATGCTAGCAATGATGAATAATTTCTTCTTGTTCATAAGTTTTCTCCCTTCGGGGCAATTTGCCCCAATATTTTAATAAGTTAATTTATATCCTTTGTATAATCCATCTGAACCCATGATTGGCTCACAAGAGTATGCTCCGTATCCAGATCCAGTCGCAATGCATGCTGAATATCCTGAATCAAGATTGTATCCATCACTGAACATGAAGTATTGCGTTCCGTGTGATGTACTTGTGCTTGGGGCAATTTGCCCCGAACCATTGTTTCCTTGTTGTGATGTATTTCCTGATGGCACCTCAACATAGATAACATCAGGTGTAGGTGCAGGTTTATCAGATAGATGCAGGTTCAATGTAGCCTCCGCTTTGTTGTGCTGACTGTCTTCAACACTATACGTTACTACTTGAGTATCCTTGGTTGAGTCGATACTGCTACATTTAACATTTTTGGAAAGATCACCATCCACATTATCTGTTGCTGATTGGATGTAAGCCTCACAAGAGAATGTATCTGTTCGATACATTGATACATTAGTTTCTCTTAATGTGATTACTGGAGCATCCTTATCTACAACTTTGACATCTAATGTTTTGGAGATACTCTTGATTCCGTTATCAATCGTATATTTAACTTTATACAAACCTAATTTACTTGTATCAACATCACTATCAATACTTAGTTTTACTTCGTTTTCTTCTGAATAATCTACTATATAATCTCTAGGATTAAACATTGATTGATAGTCTACTTCAACAGAACTATCTTTTAATTTGATTTCAAGTCTTTGCATATAGCGTTTGATTTTATCTCCACCAATCACGCTGATCAATATCAACCCTACAACTGCAATTGCAGATACAATCAGAAGCAATATCTTTTTTAATCTTTTCTGCTTGATTTCCTCATCTCGTATCTCAAGCTGTCCGCTTTCGTATACAAGCTTTTCCCGGATATGCTGCATTTCATCTGCAGGTATCGTTATAAAGGCATATACACCTACATCAATATGATCCTTTAGTCCAAGTCTGATTTGTTCCATCTGCCATTCGTTATATTCTGGCTTTGCGTAAATCGAAACATCCAGTCCCTCTTCAAGTCCCATCTTGATCTGCTGCAGTTTATTGCCTCTGAAACCAAGCTGCCTATATTTGTCTATTTCTTCCAAACAATCACCATCTTTCCTTTCCTGGGGCAAATTGCCCCAAAGAATATACTGCTCTCTTTTAAAGGTTATATATAGTGATTAGGCTTGCTTTTGCTTGCAGTTGCTCATAATAACCTTGACCAACTGATATATGAATGCTGGTACACATATAATACCTGCCGCAATGACCTTTGCAATGAATAATCCGATCCAGAATGCAGGTGAAGCAATCAACATGATTCTCGTTTTAGATAATAAGTAATTTATCAGTTTGTAACCAAATGGAATCATTGCATAATACACTAGATACGCAAATTTCATCTCATTCTTACCTATCATCCAGATAGCCACTGATAAGATGATTCCTTCAATCAATGTGATAAAGAATTCCTTGTTTGTGTCTACTAATGCATTTTGATACTGTTCTTGTCTGTTCATAACTTTTCCTTTCGACTTATTAAATTTCTATTTCTGCACTTGTTTCCAAGTTGTTGAATAATGAACTCTCTGCTATTAAAGAATGTTTGCTCGTAAATTCTTCAATCGCTGTTAGTATAGTTTGAATGTGTTGTAACTCTTCATCAGCAAGTTTTGCATTCTCTGCAGTCTTACTGATTGCATTTTTAAGTGCATCCGGTTGCTGCAGCAAATATCTATCGAAATCAATCATTGCATCTTCTTGGTTTGCATAGACTTTTTCATAACCGTTTGGATCATATTTATGAAAGAAACCGTCTATTGTTCCAATCAAGTTAGCCTTCTTACTCAGGTCTTCCTGTCGTTTCCGTTCCATTACAGAATTTGATTCCTTCAGCAGCTTTACAAAGGAGAATGAACTACACTCTTCTCTATTGTCTCCGTTATATAAATAAACCTTTGTTTCTGGATAATATCTCCATTCCATAAAGCCCTTATCATAGACTGTAAGAAATCGCTTAGACAACTTCACCTTCATATTTCCATCCAACACTTCTTCAGGAATTTTCAAATACACTGCATCATCTGTATTCTTAAAGACTAGATCATCATCAATCAGTTGAATCTGGTAACGTGGCATCATCTTTTTACCACTCATATAGTCTTCTATACCATCAGCCACTACACCCACCATTTTCGCTAACTTCTTTCGGTTTATGTCAAAGTTTTTCTGAATCTCATCCAGTCCACGGATTACCTCTGCACCAGCACCTACACCATATTCCTTCTTAAAAGCCTCTATGCTATCCATAATATCTATTACATTGATGCATAAGGTTTCTAATACTGCGACTGTATTCAAGCCATAGAGTTGATGCTTCATCTTTTCTTGTTCATTCATCTTCCGTCCCTTCTCTTACAAATTACCACTTGCTTTGTACCAAAAATCATCCAAGTCTCTAATTTGTTCCAATCATTGAAAAAAGGTACCTGGCTACTACTCCGGGTACCTTTCATGTGAATTTCCACATTACCATAATACCACGTTTCAAGTGCCACAAAATGCCATAATATTTTGGCACCATTACTATATTGACTTTTACTATTTTCTGTGATAAATGAACTCACAAATCTTATAATTTTCAAGTAATCTATTTATCTTCTGGGGCAATTTGCCCCAGATTTACTTTTGTTGTAACTACTTTCCGTCCCTTCCCACCAATTCATCTAGCGATGCGCCCAGTGCATCTGCCAATTTTATAAGAGCATCCATAGTTGGATTATTTCTTTTCCCTGAAGCCAGATCAGATAATCTTTTTGTACTGATTCCTGATAGTTCGGATAGTTTTGCAAAAGTATACCCTTTTTCTTTTCTTAATTCTTTAATTTTATTTGACAGCATATTACCGTTCCTTTCATAGTGTCAAATCAAGAAATATAATATAAATATCTAGGAGGTAAATTCATGAATCCAAAGCATCCGAAACGCAAAATAATTCTGGCACCAAAGCATAAAGAAAGAGAAGAATCTACACCGTTGCAATTTTTTCTATCAATAGTAGGAATTTCATCAACATATTTCCTATACAAAATATTGTTATTCACTATCCTGCTTATGATCTGGGCTATTATATTATTACATTGCCATCCCACGAGACCAATGACCATCAGTTATATTTTGTTTGTCTTAGGAATAATCATTTCTTTCTTGGTAGATTTAAAATATTTACTTCCTAATATAAAATCACAAATATGGCACTATCGTGATCTAAAACCAATACTTATTTTTTCTAGTTTATTAATTTCATTCACTATCAATATTTTGCTGAAATATTTCGATATAGTTAAACCCTATATATTCTCTGAATTAATACCGGAATCTAAATATAGCCATATCCTAACATTTATGTTTGATCTAACTATCCAATGGGTTGGATTTTGCCTACTCTCCTCACAATTAGTAATCACATTTAGCTTAATTGATTCAAAATTAAAATAACAAGCAAAATTGAATTTAGAAGCAGTACTAATATAGAAATAAAACTATCAAGCCTCAAATATGTACGAGGTATAGAATTATACTCTACCTTTGCAAAATACATGCTTACACCAAATGCCCCCATCCATAGGCAACACATACTTATACAGTAAGCAATAGATTTAACATAAAATATCCCAATCAGCATGCATATCATAATAACAATTTCTGCAATTGTTATATTCTTCCACCATCTCATAATCTCCTCCTTCTTTGTGGCATCATTGTTGAGGCAAATTGCCTCAATTTTTATATCACCATATATTGTTCAACCGGATCGTCATCAGAACCCTTGAAGATGGTTACAGTGTAATTCTCTGTATCCCTGATTTTATACGCCCACTTTTTAGCTGCCGGCATCGAGTGAAACCACGCTGTATCAAAAGCTCTGTTATCCTTTGATAAAATGACCATAATTTCCTCATCCATTTTATTCACCAACAAGTTCTTCTAATGGCATCTCATGGTATTCATAAAAACAATGACTACATAACGTATGTGTTTCATCAACCCACCAGCAGGCACCGATCCCAGTTACATAACAAGCGTTATTTTCTGTACATCCACACTGCCGACACACTCCTCTTTTGATTAGCTTATATTTATGCTCTTCCATAGTTCTTCATTCCTCCTTTGGGGCAAATTGCCCCAAGAATCTGTCACAAAAATGCAGGATAGTATTCATCTATCTTTGCCCTTTCTCCAAGTGCTTCATATCGCTCCTGGAATATTTCTTGATATTGCCTCATATTTCCGTATTCATCATAATGATCCAACTTCCACAAAAGTATTAGTATTCGCTCTGCTTCTTTCACTTTTCTAAAGTAGGTTCTTCTTGATACATAACACTCTCTACATATGCATTCATATTTTTGATTTAAAAGCCATTTCCTGATGATGAATTCTCTTTCTAGTTCATCAAGATAGTTTCCATTAATGCTTTTTGCCCAGTATTTTATAAAGTTATAAGTATCTTTATCTCTATCCATTCTCTGGATTACCGTGTCTTCTTGCTGATGGTTACTTTCATCAGATGCAGATAGTATCCACTTCGTAGCTGATTTATAGTGCATCCTTTCAAAATCTTCTTCAACATAGATCGTATAGTCATCATTTATAGAATAGATATTGCCAACCATTTTAGAAAAATCAAGCCAGATTCCAAACAAGTATTTCAGTCTTGCATATGAGCTTGTTTTTTTAATCATCACTTCATATCCAATCATTTATCCACCTCTGTTCTCCATAGATTTTCTAATCAGTTCCATCTCTGCTTCATTTAGAATTTTTGCCTGGTATTTCAGACGGAAATTCGGAATCAATTGTTCTAGCTCCATCAAATTGTTAAGTGATGCAGTTTTCAAATAAAGATAAATCAGGTTTTTTAAGTGCAGCTGATCAGACTTCTTCAATTCGAGATTATTCAATTCCAAAGTCTGCACCTGGTTCAATGAAGCGCCGGAAAGCACTTTAAGAGTTGCTATCATATGCCATATCTCCGGACTTGTTTCACTACTTGCCGTTTGTAAAACTGTTCCACAGATATCATCAATATTTTTCACCATATCTTCCAGTTCCATAGTTTTCCTCCGCTTCACTTTCTTTCCTTTGGGGCAATTTACCCCAAAGTATCACTAAACCTTTATCACTTATCCTCTTAATATCTCCAAGGTATCAATCAGCCCATCAATCGCTATCCTTAGCTGTTGTTTGGTTAATTCGTCTTTCTCTCTAAAATCTGGTGATTTCTTTTGCAGAAATTTATCCAGGCTTTGAATCTTTTTGATACACTTTTGAAACTCATCATCTTGTGGTTCTTTCTCTACGATATCTTCCGCAGATATTGATGAATCACCATCAACATCTTTCTTATTTATCTCTGCCAGCACATCCTTTACCGTTCCATCGGAAATACCCGTAATAGCTGTGATCCATTCTCTTTCACGCCCTTCTGGCTTATCTCCATTTGCACAGTGGATCATATAGCAGCGGTGTGCTTCCAATATGACTTGTCTACGTTCTTTTTTATCCATCGTTCTATACGCATTAGAACTTAGCAGCATTACTCTTTCCTGCAACTCATCCTCTGGATAATTCAAAATAACTGGTATTTCATGCTCATCAAGTGTTTTTCCGTTATATTTAACAGTTTCTCCACTTTCAATGATCTTTTTGATTGCCTGTAATCTACGATGTCCAGATGTAAGGACATATTGTCCATCACCACTTTTAAATGCATGTAGTGGTTCAATCAAACCCATCTCCTGGATGTTTTCAACAAGAAGGTCTATGTCATCCATTTCATAGACATTCTTTGCATTAGCACAAAGCTCCTCAACGGAAACATAGATTATCTTTCCTAGTTTTGCTGCTTCAAGAGAAGCACTATTTAATAATCCATTTTTAGATGTTAGTAGTCCCATTTTTATTTCTCCTCCTGCAGCACTTCTGCCACTAGGTCTCTATAGTCTTGTGCAACCTTTGAACGTGATTTCATATCATTTATCAGCATTCTTCCTTTCATAGAAGAATCCTTGATCGGTGCAGCTTGATAACGGATATTGGTCTGATAAACCATGGATCCATATGCTATCTTTAATTCTTCCAATGTTTCCGTATCAATCTTGTTTCGTTGGATTTTTGTAGGAAGGATTCTGATTTCAAAGTTTGCTCCATCAATGTTTTCTAAGATTTCCTGAGAATGCTGCAGAGTCAATTCAATTCCTTTCAAAGCACCCTTTTCAAGGTCGGCAGGAATGATTAATCTGTCGCATGCACACAATGCATTGGTAGTGCAAAGATTGATAGAAGGATTATTATCTATGATGATTTCGTCATAGCCTTGTAACTTCTTCAGCAACTTCTTTAGTTTTGTCTGCTGTATTCCAGATGCTGTATTTACCAACATTTGCTTTTCTACCGTAAATAAGTAGATCGTTGCAGGAATAACATCTAAATTTTCAATATTCGTATGATAGATACATTCACTTATCTCACCTGTTCCAGCCAAAGCATCTACAATTGTCAAATCTCCATCCTCAAACTCTCTTTCCGGGAACAAGAGATAAGACACACTGGACTGTCCGTCCATATCCACTAATAGTGTTTTCTTTCCTTCCTTCGCAAATCCAGCAGCTAAATTGATGCTGGTCAGTGTTTTACCAACACCACCTTTGACATTCCAAATTGATGTGATCATATTTCTTCCTTTCTGTTTTGTGTGTATTTCTGATAGATGCTTAATCTTGTTTCGATTCTAAATAAATCAGATAGAATAGATTCTAATTCTGCCTTATCATTTATAGAAACCGTAGATTTTGCCGCATCGTTCACTTTCCGAATCACCTGCTGTAGTTCTCTAACTATCTCTCTGTCCATATTTTCCCTTTCTAGATTCCATACCGGTATTTCAGCCGGAATTCATCTATTTCTTTATCAAAATCTTCTATGACGGTATCTATGTTTTCCTGTACTCGGATAACATTCATGAATATTGAGAAAGATAGTTTTATCTTCTTTCTGCCACCATCAATAGGATGATTTGAGAATCCTTGTTTCATCTTATTTGCATACCGTTTTGCTAATGCCATGAATCGGTCGTATATCTTCCCTTCTTGTAGGAAATATCCATCTCTCAGTGCAATCCACTCCATCTGCAGTTCCTGTTCTATATGTTGCATGGCTGAATTTATCCTGGTTAGATTGATGTTCTGATACTTATTGAGCCAATCATGACGTTTCAGCTTTGGAAGTAGGAATGTTTTATTAAACTGAATCTTCAATTTAACAAATGCTGCAGCAATGCACTGACGGATATGGCTTAGCAATCTAGCAAAGCCAATTCTTTCTTTTCTGGTAGAACACTTTCTAGCATATCCATCTGCCGTAAAGAGACGGCTCTTTAGGCTGAAGTGTGATGTCCAGGTCTTACGGAGATCACCTGCCTTTACAATTCTTCTAGCTTGAGGATCATCTGCTTTGCACAATCTGCCAGTTACTGTATTTTGAAATCTATCGGACTTCCAAAAATCTTCATAAACAATAGGTTCTTCACTGTAGTAACGTTCAGAAACAAGAATCTGTAAATAACGTCCCTTTCCTCTTGTTTCTAGCCAAGCTGCATAAGGCAAAGGTCTCTCAGCACCAAATAATTCAGACATGAGAATGCGGACACACTGCTCTACATCTACCAAAGATGCTGGTAAGAGTACTTCTAAAGATTTTGCTTGAATATTGATTGTCTGGGTTCGCTTGCCTGCTCTACTGAGTTCAAACTCTTCTAACTGACGGAAGAATTCCTTATAACCCAAAAATGAAACAGTAGCATCAACCACCAACTCTCCAGCGATAGCACGCAACCACTCGCTGATACTAAGAACAGACTGAAGATCATCATAAATATTTGTCTTATTGAAAAATGTCCGCATAAGGCTCCTTTATTCTATTAACTACACATCATAGGTTTACCTATGTTGTTTTTTTTATTTTATTTGTGATTTTTAATAAATATTTAACATCTTTAAATTTGATTTTTTTATCTAAATCTTATATATTTATATATGCAAAGAGGTGAGGCTCTTCAGGTCGTACTGAGGGTATCTGAATCCTCTATTAATGCACTATATTGAAGGTATTAACCTTCTTTCCCCTTAATCACAGAACTCATTGCCGGCAAGCTTGAGCGTTCGGTGATTTTTTTATTTATATTCATCTGGATATTTTTTCATATCATTTTCGATAGCTTCTGCAAGTCCAGCAAAGTATTTAGAAGAATCAATATGGAACGCTTTACAATAAGTAATGAAGTATCGTAAGGATATTCTAGGAATATCTCCTCTGGTATATTTATTGAACGTATACTTATTCATATTTATTGCCTGCATCAAAATCTGCTTATCTGCTTCTTCATTTATATTTTTGCCAATTCGTTTTTTGAAATCTTGCACCATATATCTCCATGCAATCAGATCTTCTCTATTTCTAACTGTAACTCTACTCCAATCACCCATTTGCTCACCCTCCTTTCTTTAGACAAATTTCTTTCGTAAAACGCAAAAATAGGTAGCTATAAGTTACCTATAGCTACCTATTTGAATGTAATGGAGCGAGTGATGAGAATCAATGGCATATATATAATGGTTAATGACGAATGTTATTTTTATCTATTTTTAGCGATTTATGACTGTCTGTGTTTATAATTTTTTATGTATTTATAATAGAATGGTGCCAAACTGGGTGCCATAAAAAAAGCAGCCTACCCTTATAAAAAGAGTAGGCTTTTAATTACTTCAAGTCTTCTTCGGCTTTTGCTTCGTTGTACTGTTTCGTGGACACATGCAGCAATGCACCTAAGAAAGTATCGATTGCCATGATCGTTCCACTGACTTGTTGCGGATATGGCAATCCCCAAAGTCCAGCAAGCGCTAAATATAACACCGACAAAGCCGGTAATACTGTTAGCGCGATTTCTTTTAGTAAATCATAAGTCTTGTTGTTTTTAATAAGCATTTTATTTTCCTCCTATATTTTGTTTCTTAAATAATTTGAGATTGCATTACTTGCTGTTTTGATTGCGTCCGCGTCACCGTTTGCGATGGCGGAGATTTGTGCCAACTGCAAACGGCTCATCTCTTTTAAATCTTGTAACTGCTCTGTAGTATCATTTTGATCTGTCTCGAGTTTTGCAATACGTTTATCATGGTCATCTAGTCTTGCATTTTGGATTTCTTCTGGTTTTTTGAACTCGTCTGACCACTTTTTCAATATTGTTGTTGCACCACCAATGGTAACGATTGACCCAGCAATCCACATCAAAAACGTAAATATCATATTTAAATCAAATGTTGGCATAGTTACATCTCCTTATCTGACACGAATTGTCTTGCCTGGATAAATCAAATCCGGATTATCAATTCCGTTGATTTCTGCCAGCCACTGCCATGTCGTACCAAACTTCGCAGCAATTCCGCTTAATGTATCACCAGGCTTGATTGTGTAATAAACAGTGCTTGCTGCCGGCGCTTCTGCAGCCGCTCCATTTATCACGATTTCTTGTCCTGGATAAATCTTGTTCGGATCTGGGATGTTGTTAATTGCAGCCAGGCTTTGATATGTTGTGCCATAGCGTGCCGCAATCGCCGACAATGTATCGCCCTTTTGAACGATGTATATTGTCGAGTCTGCTGCTGGTGCTGCTGCAGCAACCTGCACAGGTGCCGCTGTTGGTGCTGGTGCGATATACTCGCCTCCTGGGTTTGCGTACTTCATCCACGCCTCTGCGTCGCCGTAGAATTTATCAAGGTCAACGCCTCCGTCATAACCATAAACGCGGCCGTTTCCTCCTGCGTATTGGCGCATTGCGCATGCGTACGCTCCCTCATTCCACGGTGTGTCCTGGTAGTATGTCGGCTCGCTGTCTGCGTATTCTGCAACCCACAGCCCGTAATCTCCTACGCCTGTAACCTTATTTAATGCGGACGCCTGAATATAAACTAATGGCTTCACGCCTGTCTGGTTATAAACGTTATCGCACCAGGCCTTGATCCATTCGTTTGGATAAACGTTCCATGCTGCGTTGCTCTCTCCCTCAAAGTCAAGAACCAGAATTCCTTTACGGATATATCCTTGAATGTTCTGCAAGAAGAAATTACTTTCCGCGATTGGATCGCCTCCGTTGGCGTAATGATAAACACCAAATAATTTACCCATCTCGATTGCCTGCTGCACGTGTGTGTCGCAGCATGGGTTAATATATCCGGTTCCCTCCGTCGCCTTTACAACTACGAAGTCGTAACTAATTTGTCGCAAGTCTAGGCTTTGCTGCCAACTTGCAACGTCAATTCCTTGTAATGCCATTTTTCCACCTCTTTCTTTCTATCTAAAAAAGCACCCTTTCGAGTGCCCTTATAGGAAATTTATTTTTTGTAATCCCAGGCATTTCCGAAGCCTGGTTCATTACCTTTGTTTCCGTCAATTGTTGAGATAAACACAATTCCTCTAGCGATTGCTAAATCACCCTTGTTGTAAGTGACTTTTTCATCCCACGGCTCTGCCTTCTTTTCTTTCGTCAGGTCATCATAAAGCAACGGTGTTTTATCAGGCGTCTGTCCTTCAGATGCCGTATGGTCTGATTCAACTACGTACGGAGTTCCGCTGTATCCAATTCTTAGACCTTTTTTATACTTTTCTCCGGCTTTCCACTGGTCCAAGAAACTTACATATTTCTTAACAACCTCAGCGCTTGCTGTTTGGAGAATGTCTCTAACTAAAGGTCTAACCTCTTTGAAATGGGTAGCTTCAATATCCTTTTCTGTTGCTTCTGTCAGCATGTACGAAATGCAGTATGCATCGTCCTTCTTCAAAAATGTAATTGGACTAACGTACATGCGTTTTTCTATTCCGTCATCAAAAGACACCGTATGTATCGCACCTTCTGTAAAGGTATCAATAATAATCTTTAAGTTACCAAAAACCGTTCTCTGAAACGTTATTACGTTGGTTCTATCGTCTTTTGTTTCTGTAAATTTTAATCCATCAATAATCATCCAGCATCCTCCTTATTTAGCGTAAATATCTATCGTGTCATCAGATGTTAATACAGAATTCTGTAAAACGTATGTGGTACCGTTATAAAATCTGAATGTATGTGCATCGTTTTTATCTGTTCGGTCAACATAGAAGTCATAATATCCTGCATTGCTAAGAGGAATTACGAGTGTATCTTTTACGTTATATGTTTTTCCTTTACTTGTATATACCGCTAGAATTTCACTCTTGCCGGTTATATTTATTCTCGGATTAGATGATGAGAGAGTCCCCAAATACACATAAGTCGAAGAACCACCGCCACCTGCACCACCATTTTTAATAGCTGTATCTAATGCTTGAAGATCCTGTGCTATTGTGTTAGATGCTTTTATTACTTTTCCATTTTGCTTCGTTCCAATTTTATTAATGATGTTCTGATCGGCTTGTTTAAGTGTCGTGATATCTTCCTTTGCTTTGGAAACGTCTTTATTTAATTGCCCTGTTACGCTTTCTAGTTCTGTGATTTTAGGATTGATTTTATCAATATCCTTTTTTAAATCGTTGATTGAAGATTTTGCACCTGAAACATCTGTTTTTAACCCGCTGATGTCCTTTTTATTTGTAGTGTTATCTTGCTTTAGGTTTGAAATGTCCGTTGTTGCTGTTTCAAATTCACCAGTTTTGAATGTGCTGAATGCATTGTTTGCTTCTTCGATATCATCACTATTCTTCTTGATGCCGCTGTCCATTTTATCAAGGTTTTCAGCGGTTAGTGGTGTACTTGAATTTGGTGAGTTTTGCCACCCGATTTTAGTGTAACCCATTGTCTTCCTCGCTTTCTTCAATCATGAAACTTAATGCTTCAACTGATGATAAAGGCATGTTCAGCGTTTCAATCTCTGACAGTTTGACTGTCTTGATGTTTACGTCTACCTCTTCATTGTTCAACTCGTTTATTTCTTTTAAGCATTCGTCATAGTGTGGATTATCTGTAGTCACTTTCCCACTGTCTGAATACTTGGAAATAACAGCGTTGATTGTTTCCTGAATTGGTTCACATGCCTCTGTTAAAGCCCTTTTATTTGCGTTAATTCGATATGCAACCTTGACGGGCATTGAAATTGCATTAAGTTTATTTATTTCATTCACAATGCTGATCATCTTATCTATTTTGAAATTCATTGTCCGTAACTCCTATCACATAATATATTCCGTCTTTATAGTAAAACTTCAGTTTTCCATTTCCGCCAACAGTTGCCAGCGTTACATACTTGCTTCCACTATCTCTATATAAGCCAATGTTTCTATCGCCTATCGAAAAATAGTCAGAACCAAGTCGCAATGACTCTTGATGCCCAGTGATACCACCAGTTATCTGAATGTCATTTCTTGCGCTATCTCCAGCTGCATGGAACCACGTATATATTCCTGTTCCATTATCGTCCGTTCGAGAGATAGTGAATTCGTTTGCGCTGATTGTAAAGTCGCCGTTGCCCTTAAATAAAATACCGTGGGTATTGTTAAATGCATCGGTGTTTCCAGTTGCCGTAATGTACTTATCGCCGTTTCTGAATGTGATGCTAGAACCCTCGATATTACTACCAAAAATATCGACTGCTGTAATCGTGCCAGTTTTGATGTTGCTTCCATTAATGACTGTGCTTCCCTCTTCTGACAAACTCTTAAATGTAACGTAACCGCTCAAATCTATATTGATTGCCTGTATATCAATCTTTTCGGCGGACTGTTTATAACTGGAATTTATCTGTGTTATCAAACCATCCTTTTTGACATAACTTTTTGCTTCCAATTCGATTTGTTCAGCTGTTGTAGAAATCTTTGTGTTCAGCTTGATAATATCTTCAGCGTTCTTGCTTTGATACTTTTTAATGCTTTCAGCTTGCAACACAATTTTTTTATTAGTCTGTTCGATATTTGTTGTGTTTGTCTCTATCTTCTCTTGCAGATACATCGACTGTTGATTGAATGCATACACCGCTTGATTGAACTGGTCGTCTTTGATTGGATCTTTGTACTTGATTGTACCGTCCTTATACGTGTATTTGAACCGTGTCAAGCGGCAATATCCAACTCGATCATACGGCTCTGGTTGCCAACCTTTATTGTGCTTCGTTACAGGGTATAACGTATAACTTGGAAATAACTCTGCATTTGGGTAAATATAATCATCAATAGGCTCTGTAATCGATAATGATTCAAAGTATTCAGGATCAATCGAGACGACCGAATTATCGCTCATGTTGATTATCGTCACTTCATCTTCATGCAGTGCATAATGTGTCACGATTTTTTCCCACATTTGCATGCCAACAGGAACCGTTCCGTCAGGTGTCTTTGTCCATTTTTCGTCATCTGCTGCCGGCTTCGTACCATTGTTGTACAAGAAGAAATGTTCAATACTGACTACCCTATCTGAACTTGTTCCGATGTTCTTAATTTTAGATTTTAGATCTTCAACCGTAACACTGAATTCATGCATTTTCTGATTGAGTATCGTCATCGTTCGTGCTGGCTTTGATGTGTTTTCGTGAAGCTCTTTCCCTTTTGCTTCGAGATTGTCTTTGAAAAACTGTGTGCCGGCAAACGTCCGTTTCATTAGTACCGTATCAATCACCGCACCTGCAGGTGTTCTGAATTGAATATGGTCACCAACTTCAACAAATGGCAAGCCCATCACATTAGCAGTGAACGGTATGTATTGAATATCTTTGATTTCGTTATACACCGCTTCTGCTATCGGTTGTAGTTCTGTACTGCCCATTCCATATAGCAGTGGGTTCCCCTCGATAATGTATGCATTCTGCCCGTATTTATCACCGGCAACAACGCCCACATCATCCTTTGTTGCTCTGATTTGTAGATAATCTAACTTTTTGATTTTGTAATCAGCAACTTCAACCGTTCCGATGTAGTGCGTTCCTGTGTACTGCATGCTTGGTGTACCAACTGGATTTTCTAACTTTTTAATCGTCAGTGTTCTACCGTTATCCAACATACGAGATGTGGTGAAGAAGCACCCTGACATCTCCTGCAGATAGCCGAGGAATGTTGCGCCTGTCGCACCGTTTACATACATGTTTCTGTGAGAGATAACTGCATTACTATTTGTATATGTGGCTGGTATTTGATAGTCCATACCGACTTTATTACACAATGCAATCAGCAGTTCTCTGTGCGTAATTGGGAACTGCACTTCCTTGTTCCACCAGTCGCTCACATCTTGATTAAACTTTGCAAGCATGCCGCTTGCAGTAATGTTGTACAGATGGTCGTTTTGCTTTTCTGCTTTGTCAACAATGTACGTACCTGCCGGCATCTCCATTCCGTCGACTGTAATTTTCAACTCAGCCTCTCTGCCTTTTAGCATGCTGATTTCTTGTTCTAAATTCAGCAGTGTAAATTCAATGACTGGTTTTTCGACTGCCGCTAGGTCAAACGAATTGTTGGAACTTAAGCTCTCGGTAATTGAAACGCCGCCATCTGACAGGCTGTTTCCTGTGTATGTAGGGCCGTTCTTGAACTTGATAATGTAATTCTTCGGTCTGCCAGTTTCCGTCGTAAACTCACGCTTAAGAGCGTCAGGAATAATTGTTTTTTGACTTGTACTTTCTGCCATTCACTTATACCTCCTGCGCTCTTTTAGCGTTCAATAATGGATATAGATATGTCTTTCCATATCTTTTTATTCGTCGCACCCTTGTCGATGGTGTATTTCAATGTGTTGCCGCTGTAGGCTTCCTGGATTACACCTGCTATTTTCTTCTTGCGATCGTAATACTCAAATTTGAAGTATTCCTTACCCTTTGTTAAATCTGCAATCAAATTCAACTCGTCGTCTGTTAGACGTGGCCACGACAACTCTATTTTTCTTACACCAAACCGTATGGTTTTCTTGTGTGTAAATCCCAGCGCGTCGCGATACGCTTCCTCCGCTAGGTCGTTTTCGCTATACTTTGCGTTACCTCGGAGAACCGGTGGCAATGCCACGCCGTCAACTTTATAAACGCTCATTTTTGCCATTGGTTAGCCTCCTTAAAACGAAAGAACAGGATTATTTCCTGTTCTCTCTGTTTCATCATTGATATACTCGACCGCAGCTGCTCCAGCTTCTCGTTTCGTGATTGAGAAGTTCTTTGATGCAATAATTCTCAACAGTGCGATTGCTTCCTGATTAAATCCGCCAGCTTCTTCTCTGACAATCTGTCGGATTAGATCTTCCGGAGCTTCTAAGTTATTGCCGTGAGTTTGGTCACCTAACATTGCTACGAACTGTTTATTTGGTGGAATGACAGCACCTTTAGCGAGGTATGGAATATGCGGTATGCTAATTCCCATGCCACCAAGTCCTGGTACCCAACTTGGAATACGGATCCGATTGACTCCACTAATGAAGCCATTAATCAAGCCGATAATTCCATTAATTGGCAATTTAAATAACGAAGCAATACCGCCGACAATACCATTGAAGATATTGACAACGCCTTGCCATGCACGACTCCAGTTGCCGGTAAATACGCCTGCAACGAAATCTATGATTCCATTGAAAATCTGTTTGATAGAACGCACTGTATCGTTAAATGAACGTATTACTCCGTCAAATGCGCCTCGCAGGATATTCATGATCAGATCGGCAAACCAACGAACCAACGACGCAAATCCATCAAGAGTATTCTTAAATGCTGTGGCTATTGCCTGCAGAATTCGCATGGTTGTATCTCTGAATTTTTCAAAGAAATTTCCAAGAGGCGTAAACACTTTCTCTTTGAACCAGTCGCCAATTTTCCCAAACGCTTCCTTTATTCCGTTAACGCAATTTATTGCGAATTCTTTCACTTTATCCCAATTGAGGATAAGAGCGACAAGGATTGCAATTAAAGCACCTATTGCTATCGACGCAATGCCGATAGGTCCTGTGATAAACGCGATTGCTCCCGATACTGCTGCCATACCGTTAGTTACTAATTTTGAAACTATATCCACCGCTTTCATTGCTCCGGATACACCTTTAAATCCAAGCACTAGCGAAGCCACGATTCCGACAAGCGTCGAGAATAACTCTTGGTTATTGGAAATCCAATTTGACAGATCTGTCAGTTTTTCAGCAACTAATTGAAGTACTGCCACAAATACATCACCCAAGAAATCAGCGATGGGTTTAAGGATTTTATCCCATAAGTCCTGTGCCAGCGGTGCCAATGCTTCAAGTGCTGAATGCACTGCCTGCAATGCACCTTTGATGATATCTATTCCTGCAGGTATGACTCCTTCGATAAGCCACTTCGCTATTGGCAGGACTACGTTTGTATAAATCCATTCGAGTATGTTCAATATGTCGTTGAACACTGGTCGCATTGCCTCGACCGCCCCTGCAATTGAATTAAACATCGGCTCAAGATTTAAGTTCTGTACCCATTCAAGAGTTGTGTCGAGAATTCTATCAAACCAATTCCACAAATCAGAGGCCATACCACTTAATGTACTGAGTATGCGCACCCCGTTATCGTTGGCTGCCCACGCCTCTTTGATTTTGCTGCCCATCGTATCCCAGATGTCTTTGATTTTGCCGAGCGTACCTTGTAATCGTTCACCGAGATCAACTTGTTTCAACATATCGCTAAATCCGCCGACACCATCGCCACCAGACTTGTTGTCGTTTTTCTGTAGAACTTCGATCTCATCAAACGAAGCAAGACTCCGCTTTCTTTCATCAGCTTCTTTCTTCGCTGATTTCGCTTGCTTATCTGCATATGCTGCGGCTGCTTTGGCAAGAATATCAACACCGGTCAACGCTTTGATGATCGAGGCGATATAACTGACTGCCATTGCCAATCCTCGCACCAATCCTTCGGCGATTGGTTGAACTGCTACGGCAGCGACCATCTTGATAGATGCAATGGCTGCCTGTAGTTCTTTACTCTGGCTGACTGCTTCGCTTATAGCTTGCTTAATGCCTCTAAACGCCGTCATCACACCAAACGTCATCAACGTGAATCTACCCATCAATCCGAGCATATTTTTGAGACCACCTGACGCGTTTCCGATGCCTTTGGATAGACCTGACATCACTCCACCATTCGCTGTATCGCCTTTATCTTTATTGCTTCCGAATTGATTTCTAAATCTCTGCATTGAAGCGGCTCTTGTTAACAATGCATGCTCATCGGCTTTCTGACCATCGATCTGTGCTTGCATCGTATTTCGCAGTGCAGTTTGTTTTATCAATTCTTTGTTCTGCTCGCCGATTTGATTGGTCACATCTTTTGCACTTGCGGAAATTCGTTTGAACCCACTGTCCGCTTCTTTCTGTTGGTCGATGATCTTCTGCATATATGCATCAAACGCTTTATCACCGATATCTTGTGCTTCCGATTTCGACTTGCCTTGCATCAGCGCTTTTTTCTCTGCAAAGTTGCCCTCAAGACTTGCGTCAAAGATATTCTGCTTATCATTTCTAACGCTTTCGACAATGCTGTTCTCCTTTGCGGCTTTTGCTTCGGATAGTTCAGCATATTTCTTTTTCAGTTCTGCAATCTTGTTTTTTGTCTTTTCGATTGCTTTATCTTGAACAGATAGATTTTTTTCCATTTCTGCAGTCTGTTTTTGCATTCCTTCAGCAACTGCAGAGGCATTGCCTATCCGCTCTATTCCTTTTTTTAAATCTTCGATTTTTCTTTTGATTTTATCCGCTCCGGCACTAAACCCCGAAGCATCTAACTTGGTGTTTATTCGGATCATACTTTGTTCACTCATTTAAGTACCTCCGTTCTATGCTCGCCTTGCAAGCATGTTTTTACGTTTTAATCATTTTCCTTTGTTTCTCCTCGCAGTAGTCTATCGAATTCATCAAGCGCTTCTCGTTCGCTCTCGGTAATCTTTTCCGGTAATGCGACCAATCGTTTTGCTTGTATTAATTCCTCCATTGCTTTCGGACTATCTTTGTAGTCAGATAAGTCTTTATTCCGAATTTTCCGCACTCTACTAAGTGCAGACTTTGGACTAAGACCATTCAACAGATCGATGAACTTCCACCAATGCATATCATCGTTACTTGAATCAGACAGATCTATGTTGTAATCGCTAATGAATGACGCGATAATCAAACCCATGTCGTAGGAGTAGTCCATATCTGGCTCACGTTCTGTCAAGATTTCGTCCATCTCTTTGACTTGCTCTGGTTCTTTTCCACATTGCAAATATTTGACAAGCAATTCTTGCAGTCGTTTCATTCCTGAAGCACTAAGTTCGGGAATGTCGCCAATTAAAAAGAGCATGATCAATACACCACGCTCCGCATCTGTGACTGCTTCATCTTGCAGCATATCAAAGCAACGTATTGCTGTTTGATACGATGTATCAAGTTTAAATCTGCGCCCTTCTACTTCAATCGCTTCTGGGTATCTCATTACATAGACCTCTATTAACTCAATACAGAGCCATCGTTACGGTTGTTTTCCCCGATGTGATATTTCTTCTTAAGTCTCTCTTTCACGCTGTCCACGTTAATTTCTAGGCGGCTTAAATGCGGTTCTAACTGTTCAAACAAATCATCAAACATAGTCAAATAGTTGCTATCACCGAACAACGCCTGCATAGTTCCTTTGCCCAGCAATTCGTCCATTGCCTCGCGGTCTTTTTGGTACATTTTTCTGTACTCATTCTGGATCTCCAGTTCTTCCTGCGTAATCATGCCTTTTTTAACCGGCTTTTGGTTCTTATACTTGTTTTTGATTGCTAAGATATTCCCCTCACAGTATTTGAGGTTCTTTTCGATATCCATGAACGCCTTGTTAACTTTGTAAGGCAAGTTGATATCCAACAAATCAAACACGATTTCTTGCCCGTCATCGCTGATATTAATGCGATAGACTTCATCTTCACGACGCTTGATTCTGATCTGATTAATTGTTTGGCTCTTGTTTGTGTCTGTCATTTTTCTTCTCCTCTGTGGTGCTTGTCTAATTGTTTGCAAGCATGTTTTTAACTCAAAAATAAAGAGGCAGGACACTGTGATGTGACTTGCCTCTTATTGTTTTTATCTGCGCAGAAATTATCCACCAACTACTGTCTGGGTGAATGTAACTTTTCCGTTTGCTTCAATCTTCGCAGTTCCAAGCGTTGGATCTCCATTCAACGCAATTGTGAACTGTAATGTGATAGGTTTTCCACCATCTCCACCAAATTCTGTGATTTGAATTGTCGCTTGATTGAGTTCTGCAGAAAATGCACCTCCAGCTTGCTTATCATAGGCGTTAACAATTAGCACCTGTGTTTCGCAATCAGCGCCAACCGCTCTCTTTTTTCTCAATCCGTCGATGTAATCATATACAGGCTCACCTTGAATGGCTGTCATAGGAGTTTGTACGCTGACCTTATATGAGTCAACAGATGTACTTGCACTATCATCGCCGATATATGTTTCTGTCGTTGTTTCTGGATTGTATTGGTAGTTTTGAGAGGTAACGCCCTTATTGATTAATGACCATTCTTCATGTCCTTCGCCTTTGCCTGGATCAGTATTTAAGAATGTTTTTAAAAGCGAACGTTTAATTTTTCCCATTATTTCAATTCCTCACTTTCTTTTTATCCTTTACTTTTCGCAGCCCTTGAGTCGTGCATATACACGAGTTGCAGCTGCAATTGATAACGTGCTATTCTCCAGTCTGCTGAAACAGCAAACAAATAGCCCGTCGTTGTTACATTTAATTCCTCCGCATCATCACCTTTCGGTAATTCTGGAAGATTTTCTTCGTCGCTCTGTTCCTCTATCCACGCTGCCAATTCTTCAAAGAACTGACTGTTCTCGATGTTCATTCGAGCCTCTTCCGAATAACTGAACCTTGCGACTAAGTTGAATCTGTATTGACGTTCTGATACGCCGTCGAGGTAGTTTTCAATTACTGACGGTCCCGGCACTGTTTCGATGCTGAACGAGCGAGTGTCGTCCTTTAAGAACTCGACCTTCGTTTTCGCTCCCATCTTTTTAATCAGCGGGCACTCGTCAAAGTACTGCTTGATTCCCTCGACTATACTTTCTGGTTTGCTCATTTTATATACCTCCGCATGATAAACTCTTCGACTTCTGCAGTAATCTTCTCGCCGTTATCCGCCCACGAACGTTCCGCCCAGAATGGACCTGCAAGTGGATGCTTTGACTTGTCATAATTCAAATCTCGACCATTAGGATCCATAATTTTTGGAACGCCCGGTCTTGACCAGAAAATGTTGTTTTCTTCATCGTGAAACGCGCCTTTAAGTGTGATAGGGTCAACCATCAATTTGCCGTAATAAAGATATTGTGCGTACGGTGCATAATATACAACTGCATCCGGCTCCATAAACCTTTGTGCGCTCCCTGCAAGCATGCCAGTATCCATTGGCACATATTTATCCGTTTGACGCATCATTTCTTGTGTAAAGAACTTTTGCGCTGGGCCGTCCGGTTCTAACCCTAACGTCCTGGTTAGGTTTGACGTTGCAGCTCTTATTCCGGATATATCAACCGTCATCAATTTATCATCAGACACCGGTTATCACCTTGTTATCGTTTGGCCGTCCGCAGTAATTCTTGCTAATCGAACTAATAGTAATTGTTTCGTATTGTTCCAACTCTCGCATGCTCGTTATCTCTGGGCCTGCTCCATTAACGGCGTAATCACCTTCTGCAATCTCTGCCGTGTCTGCTATCTCTTTCGGTATAACAACCGTTGTGTTGGTCGTTGCTTCGACGCCTTTGCCGCTTAATTTTAGTATCTGCGGGCCGTACCAGAATACGCCCTCCAAGACCTGGCGCTTATATTCATCGTCGCCGTGCTTGTGGTAAATCGTGCATGTATGTGGGAACATTTCGACTATCTTGTTTGTCAGCATGTGCAACCAAGCCCTCTATAAAGCAGGCCTGTTCCGAACAGATAGATTTCAATCACGCGTGTGTATTCGATTTGCTTTTCTGCTTCCGTCAGTTTCTTGTCATTCCTGAACGATACGGAATGCGGTCCAATCGTTTCAGATGAAATCTTTCCGGCTTCTTCCTTTCGCTGCATTTCTTCTATCTTTTCAGCGACTGCGCAGGTGCAATCCTGCACGTCCTTTGCGTATGGTTGTCCCTGCAACGTGTCTGCGTTAATTCTGCGCATGGTTAGGCGATTGATGATTGCGGAGGCTTCGCGTGCTAACACGTTGAATTTATCTTCCGACAAAGTCCCTTTGAATTTATCTCGATAGTATTCAAATTCTACAAACTGCATTGTCTTTCCTCCGTTCTTCTAAAAGTATGCAAGCATGCTCATATTTCAGAGCATGCTTGTTTAACTTATTTGTGCTTTCGATTGTTCTGCCCGATGGCTTACTTAACCTTAATGCCAGAGAGCATACCAGCTTTGAGAGTGTTCTTTAGCGCGATTGCTGCTACCATTTCGACATCGCCCTCTTTCATAACGCCTGGACGATCCAAGTCTGGCAAGTGTGTGCTGATAATCTTGTCACCACGTGGAGTAACACCGTGTAATGCATCTAGGCCAAGAGTTACCGCATAGATAGATGTTGTTCCACCTGTTTCAGCGATTTCGATATTATCTACAGTCTTGGCCTTAGCGCCATCATAGAACTTGCCCATGTCAACAAGTGGGATGCCATCCCATGCATCGACTGTGCGACCGAATGCATCTTCCAATCTTGAGTAGTAGCCCTTACGACGTGCTACGCCTTTGATCTTTGTAAGCATAACGGAATTCATCAAGAGCATTGATGGCTTACCGGCCAACTGTGCCATGAAGTCATCGAGCGTATCGAGCAATAAGTCGGCATTTTGAGTCATCTTGTCTGCAGTTGATAAATCTAATCCTGTTGCTTTGATTTCTGTTGAAGTTCCCTTCAGCATCTTTGCAAGACCATCGAACTGATTGTCCTTTGTGTTGTCACCGTTGATTACAGCCCAGTGGAACAAGTTGCGCGCAGCCTCAATCTTCTGCTTGATTTGGAAGTCTAATTCATCAACCGCACCGGCTGTATCTATAATTACACGGTCAAGAGAGAATGCGCCGCCGAAGATTGCGAGTTTAGCCATTGCTTCTTTGCGCTTCGCTTCATTCTTTGGATATTCTGTGTTTAATGCACGGAATGCTGCAGTAGCAGGTGTCATTAACTTAGTGTATCCATACACCAAAGTTGAGCCACCTGTTGCAGGTGAAACTGCATTGTCAAATGTTAGTTGGTCAAGTAAGAAACTTGAACGACGGAACTCATCGACTACGGTCTGTTCGACCTTGTCACGCATTCCGACTTTAGATTCTGCTAATGTAATAGGCATTTATTTGTTTTCCTCTACTTTCTATTTTTTACTGTATTTTGCGTTTAACGCGCTTTTTAGCGACATTGGTGCATCGTTATTTGTTTCAAACGTACCGTGTGCTCCACCTGTCGCTGTGCCGGTTCCGAAGTAATGCGGATATGACTTTCTCATTTCTTCCTCGACTGTTTCGTATCCTTCGATTGTGTCTTTCTTAGCGTCATAGTGTGCTTTTAGATCATCGACATCGATGTGTGCGAGGTAGCCGATTGTGTCCTTAATGCCTGCCTTTTCCATTGTTCTCTGCAAACATGCTTCAAATCTGATTTGAGTAGTCGCCTTTTCAACTTCTGCCGCAACTAATGCGTTAATGTCTGCAGATTGTTGAACAGTTGGCTGACCGCCATTTCCATTTGCTTCCGGCTTGATGCCATCGGATTTCGACGTCTGTCCGGATTTTCCTTGTTCGCCTGCACCCGCTTTTCCCTCACCATCGTGATTCAATTTGTAGGTATTGAGTGCCTTTGCAACTCTGCGATCGTACTCTGCTTGTAGCGCTTTATCTTTTTTGAGCACTTCATCAAATGCTTTTTTTGCTTCAGGATCTGCTTCTTTGCTATCGGTACCCGTTTGAGTTCCTGTGTTATCTCCACCGTCACCATTACCGCCCTGATTGTCATTTCCTGTGCCTGCTTCTGGGGTTGTTACAGCAGCCCCATCGGCTCCTGTTACATTTTCAGCTGCTTGAGTTTCTCCTGCGTTTGTTGCTGTTGTGTTTTCTAATCCGTCCATTTGTTTTCCTCCTGTCTGGTCCCGTCCGTTCATATGCCCGTGCGTTCCCTTTTTGTATGAACATCTTCTTGTGTTGCTATTGAGTCGCCTGTGTTTGCGTTTTTAAGTGCCACCACAGCCGTTGGCTCCTATTCTTTAAAACGAAAAAAGCAAGATTTCTCTTGCTGACTTGTATTTTTTCTTTTTTTGGTGTTTAATGGGTGTACAAGCAAGCTGTGGCACCCTTTATCGCTTAATTGCGTGTCAGCCAGAGTTTGCTTGTTTTTTATTTTTTCTTTAATGCGATTTCAATCTTTCCCCCACGCATTACCGCAATTTCATCAACGAATTGCGTATTTGGGTATCTGAATATATCATCTGCGTATTGCACTATTTCTTTGTTGGAAAATTTGCACTCCGGTTTAATATAAAATAAAAATTTATGAGATTGTCTTTCTTTATACAGAACCGAATTAATCAGCGTATTTTTTCCGTTTCCTGAAATTCGTTTTAAGTCCCATCTTTCTGGAATACCATTTCTCCATATAAAAAATGCATCCGGTGTACTTATTCCGTTCGGTATATTTATTTTTGGTATCAACTGGACTTTAATCCCGTAGTTTTTCGCTATGTTATTAAGTATGTCGATTTCTTCCGGCTTATGGTCGAAGAAATTAGTTCTTGGGATATATTTGTACTTTTCTCCCATAAACTCAAATTCACCATCAATAATCGGCAATTTTTCTGCCTTTTGATATTTTGAATTTTTGGTGACCACCCATCTATCCATACTGTCCGTGCAGTATTTCAAATGATATTCCTTGTTTTCTTTGTTTGCGTAATACTCTTGTATTGCGTCCCTTAATGTGTCTTTAGGGACTTTGTTTTTGATAAACACCCTGTGTCCGTTTATATATCTCCATACTCCGGATTCTTCGTTATCTCTGCTCATAAACACCTACTTCTTGTAGTGTTCTTGCAGAATATCTTTCATGCTTTCTTCCTTCGGAGCATCTTTGTTATCTTCCGGCTTATCGACCTTTTTATCTTCTTTCTTTTCAGTCGGCTTCTTGTCGCCGATTTTTAATTTCTTAAATGCTTCGGTCATAATTAATTTCCTCCTGTTTCTCTATTCATTTGTATTGCTCACGCGCTGATGATCTTCTTAGACCATACTTATCGCAGTGAGTATTTAATGCTTGACTCAACTTCTCAATGTGTTTTCGTGCCTTATCCGCAGCTGCCATTGTTCCCGGCGTATCTTCCATCATTTCCATTGCATCACGGACTTTCTTCCACTGTCGAATGCGGCGCTCATATGCGCGTTGCTTCTGCGTGGCTTGATAGATTTCTGCATTCTTCTCTTCGTCGTAATGCTCCGCTGCTGGTGTGCTGATACCCGGAAAGAAAGTAAAAAAACGATGTCGACAATTTACACCGCCGATACCGTCTACTTCTCCATATCCTGTTGTTTCTTTGAAATTCTGAATTTCATACCCCACAGCTTCGCTCGCCTCTGCAGTCCCTTTTCCGTGCAACGCATAAACCTTGCCTTGCCACCACGCATGGTTGGTGTGGTCGTGCTGTCCATCGCCTACCCTAGCACCTAAGTGTGAAGTTGTTTCGACATATTCTGCGCCTATCTCTTCTGCGCATTTGGCCATTGTGTCATTTGCTAATCGTGTGCTGGCACTGATGGCATCACGTCTAACGACCGCTTCAATGCTCATATGTCGAATAGTACCATCTTCACGTTGATACGTCGCTCCGTCTATTCCATTCTTAGCCATTGTTTCGATGGCACGTGTGATTGATTGGTTGTAACTATATGTACCGCTTGCGCTTTCAATATACGCTTGGTTTAATGCTGTCATATATGCCTGCTTCGTGGACTCTAGGGCTTTTGTTTCTATCAACTTGATTGTGTCGTTAACAATGCCTTTATACGCCACGTTCTGTAACTGCTTGATAATTGGCAGTTCCTGCAGTTGCTCCATACTTAGATGTATCATACCTGCCTTGTACGCTTCCGTTAGATCGTCCTTGTCGAAGTTGGCGAATTGGGCTTTTTTCAGCATTTCTCGGATTGCTTCTTTTCCTCTGCCGGAATACTTTGAGATTGTTTCGATTGCCTGCTTATTTAGCAACCCTAATTCGTCTAACTTCTGTAAGTGCCATTTCAATGTGCCACTTGCTTCCTCATAATTTTGGAAACGCCGGATAATGTCTTTGAAGAGGTCCATTTCCATATCAGTGTAGATTTTCACCAATTCGTCGCACAGTGCCTCTATCTGCTTGTCTGTAAGCATGTATCAATCTCCTGTGATTACTTCTTCGTCTTTATTCGGATAAGCCCCTCACGGCTCTTTTTATCGGCTTTCTTATCTGTGGGTTTCTTAACCGCTTCCTTGACTGGATTCTTATCCGGCTTTTCTTCGCCATTGGCTGTCTGTCTGCCGGTTGTGATGAACTCTTCGTCGCTATCTTCATCTTCGAGCGGTTCTTCCGGTTGTGCGGCCGCCTTTCTGTTTCTGATTTCTGCATCGAACTTAATCGCTTGCTCTTTGGTCATCTTGTACACGTCTTGATAGTACTGCACATTATCGATGATGCCCGCATTTAGTTCGAGCAGTGCCTGGCGTTTGACTTCCGCGCTATCTTCAACGATTGAATCATCAAAGTCAATCGTTATGTCCTTTTCGTACTTCTTTCCGATGCGTAGGTACATAACCGCTTTGATCAGTTCTTTCAGGCTTCTGTCCAGCACCTTCTCATGCTGCTTTACGTTCGTATATAGATCGCTCTTGGTAGAGATGATCTGTGTCGTGTTCTGGTACGTTCCGTTGCCTTTGAACGTGAAGTAATCAAGTCCAAATCCTACAGCCTTCCCAACTGTATTTAATGCCGTCTGCATGCCCTCTGTATGTTCTTGGACACGTAGCTGCGGATTGCTCTCTTCAATTAATTTCTGTTTGCCTTTTTCGCCATCATCTACATCTTGGATTGCGAAGAACTCCGTTTCATTCTCATCAAAAATAGGCACCGTCTGTGGTTGCCCTTTTTCGTCTGTAATGATCTTGTAATTAACCGCGCCCTCTCTCAAGAATATTTTTTTCTTACCAAGTAGGAACTCGTTTCTGAAGCTGTCATACACTAGGTCGGCTGTCTTGATTTCGTCTAGGGCGTTACCATACACGCTGATTCCAAATGGAGAAAAAACCGATACATTGTTCTTGATATTTGGTCGGTAAATCTGGAACATCTTCACTTCCGATATATATTCTTTCACCACACCGTCCTTTTGGATTTCTTCATATTTATCATTCATCGACTTTGATTTGTCTTTGAAATAGTGATTGCTGATTTTGTATGTTCCGTTCTGCTGCCGTTCATGTACTTCCACGAAGTAATCATTCCCTATATAGGATCCAAATGCGCAACTCACAATTTCACCGTTATCCACTTCTAATGGGAATATCATCGGTGCGTAGATGTAATTGATTTTTACATTCCCTGCACTGTCTTTGTATTCAGTCGTTGCTCCTGTTCCAAGAGCCATATACATTTCGACTAAGTCACTGAACTTAATCGAGAAGTTATTATCATCGAGTATACTCTGCAAAACCGCCATATCGTCATCATTGGTTTTCCCTGCTTCAATGTCTGTATCGAGATTAAAACAAACTTTATCGTTGTAAAGCAATGACGCCCACTGCTCGCAAATTTGCTTTGGAAGTCCGAGGCTGAAACGCTCGCAACGCTTGTAACTATGACCGTTGAAATGCTTGTATGAGTGGAAACTATCAACTTTTCCCTTATACCAACTCAACCACTCACTAATGTACGCATAGTACGTAATGGATAATATATCTCGATTCAGCACTTGCTTGATAAAACCCTGCACGGCTGTCAGATATTCGCTTTCGTTTGATTTTATTTGTTTATCAGCAATTTGTATTGCCGTTTCGGTAGTGCTGTTTTTGTTTAAACTCATTCGTCACTTGCCTCCTTATCTCCTATGGCTAATCGCGGCAGTATTGCGATAACTCGCCGCCACCAGCCCATGACCAGATAACGCTCTGCGTCGCAGGCGTGGTCGTCAACTTTGACAGGAACCTCTTTTCCTGCCTCGATTGACTTTTCATCGTATTGATACAGGTACATTTCTTCCTGCAGGTTTTTCTGTGATGGGTGATAACTCATCACCTGCAGGCTTAATAATTTGCTGACACGCTGTATTCCCACTGCTACATCATTCTTGGCATTGTGAATCATCACGTCCGGACATAGGCGTCGTATTTCTTCGGCCAGGCCCTGTGCGGATGGATCTATGTACACATCGGTCACTTTCTTCTTGACCATTGGCACGATTGCCTCTGGGTCGTTCTGTTGCTGCATATATGCTTCATATGTCGCAGGGTGCGACGCCTCGAGTTGCTCCTTGAATAACTTAAAATCCCGGGCATATTCGCTCGGGCTCTTCTGCTTTCCTGTATCTCTTCCGCTGTGCCAGTATTCACCGACACCTCGGAGTTTCTTGTTTTTCATATCCAATCCGAACGCTTGATATGTCGTCGCATTCTTCTGTCCATAGTCCACACCAATTCCGATGTATGCTAAATCAGACCAGTTGTAACGATCTGTTACATGTTTTTCTGGACTGAACATGTAGTAGATCACATCATCGATGCCGACACATTCGCCTAACCAAACCCAGCGGTACATTTTCTCGTCGTTTTTTCGGAGTTCCTCTGCACTGTCAATCAGTTTCTGCCCGAGCCACCGAACCGGAACGTCCTTGTATGACGTATGTATGCGGATTGTGTCGGGTCGGCGGCACATCTTATCCACCCACTGCATGATTGGTGATTTCTGATTTTTCGGTGGGTTGAAATAATACTCCATTGTGAACTCATCTGAATTACCACGGACGAATGTTGCCTCGATGTTCAGTAGTTCATCTTCACCGTCGCCGTCATCGAAGAACTCCGTCAACTCATCAATGATAACTAGTTTGATTGGGTTATCTTCATCGATGATACCCTTTGTATCGTCTATGCCGTCGGATCCAGTGAAGTATATCGTGGTACCATATGGTTTGTACGTTATTTCCATCGGCGATACTGTGATTTTGAAATCTTTCTTACTCAGTCCCAAGCGCCCGATGGCACGCAGGACTTCTTTGTAAATTGTTTTCTTGAGTTTATTGTGGTGCTTTCGCAACGCCACGACCGAACAATGTGGATCGCTGACAATTTTGTATATCGCACGTATGCCGGCACGGCTTGATTTCGTTCCGGCACGGCCGCTCGTGAATATCTTGTGTGAGTATATCCTGCTGGCGTTAAACGTCGAATAGTATGCTGGGATTATAATGTCCCGAATGCTTACCACCTTGCCGCTTATTTCTTGTACTCGCTTCGCCATCAACTTCCATCCTCCAACTGCGGCTCGTTTCCGTGCGTTTCTGGCGTGTTATCCGTTTCGGAGGTGGAATTGGTCAATCGTTGCTCTTCCTGTGGCTCTGGCGTTTCGTTTGGTGGCTCCTGCGGTAAATCGTTGATGATCGTTACCTTTTCTTTATCCTCGGAGCGCTCATCCTCTGCAAACCGGTCGCGTTGGCCTAACAGGTTTTTACCGAGAAATATCTGCATAGTAATGTTTCCATTGGCGGCTGACCTCCATTGCAGCCGTCGCAGGCTTGCCCTGGCGTCGTTCAGCCCATCTTGATAGGCTTTGTTGAATTGCCTCCGGCGTTGTAGGGTTTTAACACTACAACCCATCACGCTCGCTATTTCTTCTTGCGTGCAGCAGATTTTGGCTAGATTTTTCACGGTGTCATAATCAATTTTGACTTTTTTTCTTCCCATGTGTTTCTCTCACCTCCGTCCGCTGTACCTCCTGTTATTTCTTTTTGTTTCTGTTTGGGTTTGTTTCTTCGTTTAGAAGTTTGGCTTTCTTGCCAGTCATCTTTTGCCAGCGGTCGATTATTACATCGACGAAGCGTGGATCTAACTCCATCAAGTAGGCACGTCGCTTTAATTGTTCGGCCGCTATCAGCGTTGAACCAGAACCTCCGAAGAAGTCCACGACAATTTCTCCCTGACTGCTACTGTTCGCCATCAATCGACCGACCAGTTTAATCGGCTTCATTGTTGGGTGCAAATCGTTAGCTGCCGGCTTATCTTCATGAATGATTGTTGTTGCAACTCCATCGTCTTGATGTTCTTTGATGTATTCAATCAATTGCGCCTTTGTCATCTCTTTGAAGTTTGGTTCGTTTTCTATGACTGTTGTCTGTGAACGATCATCGATAAAGAAGTGTGGGCCTCCGTCTTTCCAACCATAAAGGCACGGCTCGTGCTTCCAGTGATAATCTTGGCGCCCAAGAACTAGGCTGTTTTTAACCCAGATTAAGCACTCTCTGACTACCCCCCCGCTCGTTTTAGAGCGCTTCGGAAGTTTGCACCCTCCGAGTCTGCATGGAAGATATAAAACACGCCTCCTGCTTTTAGACTGTTCAGCATGTTGTTGTAGAAATCTACTAGAAAGTTAAAGAAGTTATCATCCGACATGCTGTCGTTCATTATGTTTCCTGCCTTGCTGTGATAATCGACGTTGTATGGCGGATCTGTAATGCATAAATCTGCAATCTCGCCATTCATCAGCTTCTCGACATCTGTTGTGTCTGTGCTGGATCCACACATTAGGCGATGTACGCTTAGTTGGTAAATATCGCCCAGCACCGCGTTTGGCATTGCGGTTAATTCTGGATCGTAGTCGTCCTCGTATGCTTCTGGTTCTTCCTCCTGGTCTAGGTCGTCAAAGAACCCAAAGTCCGACATGTCGAATATGTCGGTTAAATCGTCCAGCTCGTCCTGCAGCAATTCTTCATCCCACTCTGCAATCTCTGCCACTTTGTTGTCGGCCAATCTGAACGCCTGTACTTGCTCTTGCGTTAGGTCGGTTGCAATGATACATGGCACTTCTTCTAGGCCGAGGCTCTTTGCCGCTGCTAGTCTGGTATGCCCGCATATCACTGTGTGGCTTTCGTCCACGACAATCGGAACCTTGAACCCGAACTCGCGGATTGAGTTTGCAACGTATGGGATCGCCTTTTCGTTGTGGCGTGGGTTCTTCTGGTATGGGTGTATGTCTTCCGTCTGAAGATAGACGATTTCTTCGGTTTGACTCATTCGTTGGTGTGTCCTTTCTTTTTTAGCGCAGAACTTAATCACGAGGCTGCTTTTTGCTCTTTCGCCTTTATTCGTGTTTTGACTTTTAGTCAGTTCTGCTTTTTCTGTATTGAAAAACCGCGGCTCACTCGTTATGGCTCTGTTGCCTTTTTTGTGTTCCACGGTTTTGTTTCACGATTTTGTTTTGTGCGTTTATTCTTGCGTTATTCTTGTTTTTCAGTTTCTTGTTTTCGTAGATAGGAATGTTTCCACGCCTTGTATTTGGCACATCGAACACCTGGACACATGTGTACTGTGTCTGGCTCACTGTAGAAACAATGAAAACACGGACTCAATTCTGCGCGTTTCTCGGCGGTGTGTTTTTTGGGGATATGTGTTTCCTCGAACTCTTCCGACTTCGCTCTGTTTCGGTCTCTTTTTCTTGCGACAGGGCGTTTATAACTATTTCGCTTGGATTTCTGTTTCCGAGTTTGATTATTTCTTCTGTTTTGATGTGCGAATTTCATGGTTAATCCCTCCGTTTTAATGCTCTAATGTTACTTTTATATGTTTTTTAACACGTTAATTGGCACTTTTATGCCGTTTATCGTGCATTTTGATATCTTTTGAGAATAAAAAACGACCACGTCTGAGTCTTTGCATCGTGATCTATGGCGAGTTGGTCGTGGGTTACACGGTCACACTTTCTAGGTGGCTTCGCGCTCTGTTCTGGCTCATGATATTTGTACAAGGAGGTCACCAGAACCTGTACTTGTCAGACCGTCAAGTACGACAACATTGGAGAATTTAGAATCTGCACTGCAGTTCTCGATTGGTCTGAGTTATTCGTTCTACATACTACATATTCATCGTTCATCATTCATCGATAAACTAAAAATCGACAGGAGTTTATTCCCTGCCGACTTCTAGAGTTTTCTGAACTTTGCAATTTAGAAAGGAGTTGATTTTGTCTATGCCAGATAATCAACTGTGAAGAGAGCGAACATTCTCTCTTCATTGACCATTATACACAAAAACTTCACTTTATTTTTATAGACTTTTAGCCATTTTGTCGAGAATTTGATTTCTTCGCCAATAAACACCTGGAATTGTGATGTTCATTTCATCGGCGATTACCCTTACTGGCAGCTTGTCCCAGTAAAGCATTTCTAGCAGTTCAACCTCTTCATCACTCAGTCCGCAAAGCATGCGATCTACGTCGTTTACGTTCTCTTCTGCTTGGATCTTCTTCCTGTACAATCTTTCAAGCTGCGCTTCTATCTCGCTGGGTGTCGGACCTTGAGCAAAACCACTAGAGGCTCCCTGCTCTGGTCGCGGCTGGTTTCCTTTGGCTGTGGTCGTTTTTATTTTGTATTCGGCGTATTGGTCACCTGCGTCCAACATGCGCTCTATGTTTTTGCGAAAATTCTGCAGTTGGCGGTGAACCTCTGCAGTTCTGCTATTCATCGTCATTTTTCTTATCCTCTATAAATTGCATTGCAACGATTGCTAGCATTATCACAATTGCAGTTACGACGATTCCAGCAAAGAAGCCAACCCATAGAAGTATTCCGAAAATCATTTCCGTCATCTTTTGCTATCCTCCATCCTTTCTTTTAATCGTTCCATCTTTCTTTCGCACATTTGTTGAATTTCTTTATCACTAATTTCATACATCATCAGCAGTTGATATATGGTGATTGTTACGTCTGCCATTTCTTCAATTAAATGTTCACGATTAAGTTGCCCTCTAAAGTCCTTACATATTTCCTTTGTCAGTTCAGACATGTCTTCGATTGCCATTAACTTCTGTGCTTTTTCACCATACGTTTTTATGGCTTTCTTATAAGTATCAATGGTTTCTTGATATGTCATCATTATTCTTCCTCCCCTAAATCTGCAAGCATGATTTTTCTTGCTTCGATTTCATCTACGATTACTTCCTGTATTCGTTTATTTAAATACGACGGAACTTCATGCGTTTTACTAAACCACCCACTTCTGAACTCTGTATATCTTCCAGATAATATGTTTTTTACAAGTAATCTAACCCCACATTCTCTCATTTCTTCTAATTCATCTATTTCTTTTTGCAGCTGAATTACTTCTTTTACTTGTTCCGGTGTCATCGCTTCCCCCAGTCTATTGCTTGTCCGCAATTTGGACAAAATTTATCTATGTCAGTGATACGTTTTTCACAACACGGGCATTTATATTTAAAGAATGTAAGTACGGACACCCCATCAGGACTACGCCACCCTGAATGTTCAACGTTTGGTGCTTCAGGTGTAGCCTTTTCAACTAATTCTCCCAAGCAAATAACATCTTTTACAATTTTTTTTCTTTCTTCATCAGTTTGGACGTGTTTGTTTTCGAAATTTTCAATCGTTTCATCTTCCAAGTGATTTAACGCTTTTTGATATTTATTCATCATTCGCTCCAATCTAGCCTTTGCCCGCAAATGCAACAATATAGTGGACTTATCTCTCTTGCAGTACTGCGATTACAGTTAGGACATACCTTTCGCCCCGCTGCTTTTTGTATAGGCTTCTTCGGTGTAGCCTTATAAACGAGTTCCTGCAACTCTTTTCTTGCATTCTCTCTTTTGGCTTCTAACTCATCCCTATACGGTTTATCGTCAACTGCTTCATCAAATACTTGCAACGATACAGCAAGATAATTTAACGCTTCTTGATATTTATTCACTTGAAAAATCCTCCCATATAAAGACAGAACATGATTATTCCAAAATTGAGCAAACTCGCCCAAAAATTATATTTGCCTTGCTGCCCGTGTTTCGCTAAAACCACGCCTAAATTAAGCGTATATAACACAATAACTACTATTGACCATATATTCATTCTTCCGCCCCTTTCAACTTGCACCATTTAGGTTTCTTTATTTCGCTTTTACATTTTCCGCGTATGACCTTTGTATATTTTCCGTTTTCTGAAAAATCAATATTACAAACGCAGCCATACGTATCGGGCTTATTCAACTTCTTATCAATCGGATCAATCTTTGCTTCATTTGACCAAAAAGGATGATGATAATGTAAATGTCCAAACGGACAATTACTGCAATACTTTGGAATTTCCATTGGGACTATCTCGATCAACAGCGCAATAAACGACCATTGGGTTTTTGTATTCACCGCGTTTAATCTTTTCCATGTTATTTTCCCCTTTGAATTTCTGGATAAATCATTCGGCGAGCAATTTCTGCAGCTGCCTTTTCGTTTCCTTGCATTTTTCTGATTTCGTAAATTTCCTCAAGGCAAGCGTTTAATGAACTGCATTGTCGCTGTGCGATAAACTTTGGACCCTTTAGCCCTTGCGTTCGTTTGAGAAGCAACCATTGTCCACCATCGTCTTTTGCAGCGTAATAACCACCGTCAATGTAGATCAGTTCAAGATTGCTTCTTTTCTTCTTGTTGTTGTTCTGCTGTTTCATGTTCTTATTTCCTCTCACTCATTGCAAATGGCGCTTGGATTAAATCATCGATTAAGTATGTCGTGTGCTTCTGCATGGATTTGAACTCACCGTCTTTTCTTACTTGCAGATACATATGTTCGTCGTAATAGACACAGACACGTTCTTCTAGGCCACGCTTGGTAGGTTTGTTGATTATTCTCTGCTTGTCGAATTCAAGCAGATTGCAATCGTTGACTAGAGTCACCTTAATGCATCGGTGTATCTCTTTGTATCGACGCAAAATTTCTCTTGCTTCGACTGGTAGACTTGGGATTTTATCTCCATTTTCGCAGCTAACTTCTGGCATGCTTCCCTACCGCCTTATCTGCTTCAATTTCCATTAGTGCCTTGATCAATGCTGATTTATCAACTGAAACTCGACCAATTGTGTTGAATGGATATTCTGGGTTTTCCTCGCGAATATAAAGCTTTTCTGCGTTTGTTGAAATTCTGAAGCGTTGATTATTCTTTCTGTCGTTGATTATAAATTCTTTATTCATAAGTTTTCCTTATCCTTTCTCCGATTTCTTTTGCTATCGGAACTGTCAAGCCATCGCCAGCTGCTTTATAAATTTGGCTGTCTGATATTCCAGCTTGTATTAGCCTGTCTGTATATTCGTCAGGCACGCCTTGAAGTCGCATGCACTCTTTCGGTGTAAGTTTACGTATCACGTATTCTTCACCATTTTGGATAAATACACCTTTATTGCATGATCTATCTTTTGGTTTAATCAACACATGTGGTTGAAGTCCACCACCTTGAGCAGTATTCAAGCATGGTGATAAACCATCTGTGTCATAAACTCTGTACTGGTTAGGGTTGAATCTTTTATCTGAATTAAGACTTGCAACCTGGTTTATTTCCGTCTGTTCACATTCATTACCTTCAATGATGTACGTTCCGTTTGACAATGCGTTTCCATACCTTGCGGTGATAGTGGTTGAATTGATTTGCTCTCCCAACTGATTAACTTGTTTACTATCGTTTGTGATAGGTAGTATCTGTTTGAAACCGTACTTTCTAAGATGTCCGATAGTGTACACTCTTTCCCGATTCTGAGGCACTCCGAAATCCTTTGAGTTGAGCACCTGCCATTCAACGTCATACCCCAGTTCATCCATTGCAAGTAGTATGGATAAGAAGTCCCATCCTGAGTTGCTCGATAACATTCCCTTAACGTTTTCATAGACCAACCACTCGGGCTTATCTTCTGCTTTTTCTTCGATGAGCCTAAATACTTCACCGACAAGGCTTGATCGTTCTCCGTCAAGTCCTTTTCTAAGTCCGGCGATTGAGAAGTCTTGGCAGGGCGCGGCAAAGAACCAAATATCTGTTCTTGGAATGTCAGCTGCTCGTACATCTCTGATGTCGCATCCTTCTGGTATGTTTCCATGTATGATTTCATATTCCTTTCTTTTATATTTGTTAAACTCGCATGTGTACACGCACTTGAAACCTGCTTGTTCCATTCCCATTCTCGCCATACCAACGCCGGCGAATAAATCAACAAATGTCAGTTCCATGTGGTTTTCTCCATATCGTCTGTACTTCTGTTTCTGTTAGTGGGTTATCTGGATCTGCGTATGTGTTCCACCAGGTTCGCAGCTGCTCTTTGGTTTCAACGTCATACGATGCGATTAAGGCAGCACAATCAAGCAATATTTCTCTCCTTGTTCTGTGGCGTTTTTCGACGTTACTTTCGAGCAATTTAACATTTCCACTTTGATTTTCAGACATTATCTGTTCCCACATTTCAGGTGGCATATTCTTTGACTTAGCAAGTAATTGCTGTGCAGTTGGTGGATATGCAGACTCACTGGATTCCATGTACCTTTTGAGCGCTCCCACAATTGCTATTGGGCTTGCATCGACCAGCGCTGCACAGAATGAGTTGAAGATGTCGATGATCTCGTTCTTGCTCTTTCTGGCATAGTATTCCGGATAACGCTGCCGGAGTGTTTTAAGTAAATTCTGTACTTGTTCTTGATTCATGTCAGAATGGCAATCCTCCGTTTTCGTATGTCGGCTTCTCTGGTTGGCTCAGGTAGTTCTCAAATTTGGAACCGAAGAGCGTTTCGGGTCGCAGATACTTCGCCATCTTGTCATCGCTGATCCAGTCGATGCATTTCTTGTCAATTACCGTCATGCAGTCTTGCATCGTGAATCCATCGTTCAGTCGTGCGATGATATGCCGCCTTGAACTTTCGCTATGCCTGTACTGTGACCCTGTACGCAGGTTCAAATAATCAATCACTGCATCAGCCTGTTTTGTTTTGCTCTTCTTGAGTGTGTCTGCTACCTCCGTTCTACCAGTTTGTAGATCATGCTGAACCATCGTTTCACCATCTTCGCTCAGTTCGTAGTTGATTAGTTCTTTCCCTGGACCATACTCGGCTATGTCGATTATTTCCGGTTCAATTGGTTCGGGTTTTTCTTCGGAACCCGAACGTATATCTTTAGAATTCTTATCTATGAATAATCTATTTATATCTTTATCTTTATCTATCTCTTTCTCTTTATCTTTATCTACGTCACTTAATTCGTCACTTTTTTGTAACAATTTCGTAACATTAGCGTCACTTAATCCGTCACATTGTGACGCTCTTTGACTTCTGAGACGTCTCATTCTTTCAGCTGAACCTCTCTCACTTCCGATAAGATTTTCATAGTTTGCGATGGTTAAACAACCGTTTTCATCTTTGTAAATAAGACCTAAATTTATATATAAATTCAGCGCCGTTCGCACTGTATCAATATTGAAATAACGTGTGTCACGTTGGATTTTTTCGACGTCGTAAGGAATGATTATTTCGTTCATTCTTCTTTCCAATTTGCCATTTGTTTTGGCTGTCATGAGACATAACATCTGGTAAAGAACAACGTAATTTGCACCATCTTTTTGGCTCATCAAAAAATCTACAGCATCACTGTTCATAAAGTCTGTTTTAAGTTTTATCCAATAGAATTTTCTTTCTGCCATTAGATCATTCCTCCAGATTTCTTGCATACGAATGTCTGAACGCCTGTTGCCTTTTGGACCTCTTCTTTGAACTTGTATTGTCGTGCATGTCTGTCACTTAAATGCATCAAGAAGATTGCCTTGCATTTGCTTAAATCCATTTGTTTGAGATGCTTGATGCAGTTATTCAGGCTCATGTGACTGTTCAGTATTCGCTCATATCTGCGGATGTTTCCGAGGTCATTATCTTTTTTTGCATTTTCAAGTGCGAAGTGCAGAACTTGACCGTCATAATTTGCCTCGATCATTACGTAGTCAAATTGGATTCCATCCATGCGTGCCTTGAAAAATTTCGAGTCGTTGACAAATAGGATTGTTTCTACTCCTGTGCTAATCATGAAGCCTAGTGGCTCGTCTGCGTCATGTTCTACCTCGAATGGTACAACTGTTGTATCTAGTGCTATGAGTTTGGCTGTGCCTGCTCTTAGCGTTGTTGCCGGATCACCGGCAGTGATGTATTGATTGGCGTAAACTCTCGCCCCTCTGCGCTTGAAATCTACTACTGATCGGCAGTGGTCGGCGTGTCCATGCGTTACGAGCACGCCGTCAATCTCTGCCAAGTTGATTTGATTGATTGCTGCCTTTGCAGTTATTTCTTTGTATGGCAGCCCTGCCTCCAGTATCAATTTAACTGGAGGTTGGGCGCCTTTTCTTTGTAACTCGATGTAGTAACAATTTCCTGAAGACGAACTTCCGAAACATATCATTTTCATAATTTCGCGTCCTCTCTATTCAGTGGCTTAGAATGGGCAGTCGTCTGCAGTGATTTCCTGCACAGCTTCTGCTGTTGGTGCTGCCTTTACCGTTGTTTTCTTAGTGGTTGCGCGTGTTTCTTTCTTCGGCTCTTCTGTCGGTTCGTTGATAACCTCGCCTGTGGCTTCGTCAAATTGCACTGGACGCTCGATTTGTTCCGTGCCGGCATGTTGTTCAACCTCTGCCTCAAGCGCCGCTTCTGCGTCAATACGCGCGTCACGTGGCGCTTCGTCGATTGTTTCAAATAATTCACGCTCATATGACGATGCAAAATCTTTTGGAATTGGTTTTAGAATGTTGTTTTTCATCTTTGTGAGCAACATTCCCTCTCTAGAAAATGGCAAAGCGTATGATGGATTCATCTTTTTTAATGCCTCTTGATCTTTGAATATTTCTTCTAATGTCAAACCGTCTAAGCGTTCAAGAAATTTTTGTTTTGCCTCTTTGCTTGGATAATCCTTATCCCACATGATGCTTTGATTAATCTGGGCAATGATATTTTTCTTAACCCCTTCACGTTCAGCGATTGCAAATTCAATTCGGCCATCTTCGTATTCGACTGGATAAACTACGCGAACCACTTTTCCGTAATAATCTTTTGGCTGCCATGTTGGTGGCGTGATTTCTAGTCCGTTGAAACTCGGATATGTGAATACATCATGTTCTCTTACAACCCAGCATGGATGTAATTTCTTGATGCCGACAGCGTATTCTCTGACAAGTTTTTCGTTTCCTGTTCCCTCAACTCCAAACTCAAAGTGATTTGAATATGTGCCATCTGCCATTTTCTTTCGTCTATTGATTAGATAACACTGCCGTGGTAATGCTCCAATATTCAATCTCAATGCAGTTACTTGTTGAAGAATAATTCCAATTTCGTTTTGGTCATATTCTCCTAATCGCTTATTTTCTTCTTTGGCAGTATTGAACATGGCTGCAACCATGTTCATACCGCACACTGTTTGTTCTGCATCGAGTTGTATATTTTGTGATTCTACAGTTTTACCAAGTTCCTTCATGTAGTATTCTTGGGCTTTTCCTAGTCCAGTAGATGTTCTGAAGCTTAATTGATTGCCGGCTGTTGCTGCCGGAACGGATGCTTTCCCATACGATATATTGCTTGTTTTTTCAGTCATATTATTAGCCTACGATTACCTTTCCGGATTTAATTTCCTCTTCTAATTCTTTTGATAAATATTTGATTATTGATTGCTGACATTGATATTTCCATGCGCCACCATCCGCGTCGAACAGTGCCACTTCACCGTTTTTGTTGATTCTTAGTAGGAACTTTTCAAGTGGCTGTGAAACCTCATAGAATGTTCTGATTGGAATTAAGTTGATAAGTGGTGGCAATGTCACAAAACCTTTTAAATTCACACCTTCGCTGGCAACTACTGTTTGCGTTATTCCATCGTCTCCGATTTCAATAGATGTATCTTTTGACAACTTGCTGATCATTGCAATCAGCTTATCTTTGTTCCCTGCATCATCCTGTACGAAGCATGTTTGCAATTGAATAATCATTGCTTCAACGCTAATGTACTGATTGAAGTAAATATCCGGTGACTGTGCAAATGCCATGAATGGTCTTTGTCTGTCTTTGTTAACATCGTATGATGTGTACACATACACGCTCTGTTCTTCGACGTTTAGTAAAAGTGGTAGATTGTGCTGATCACCTAATTCATTTTTTACGTTTGCAATCAGCATTGATAAATTCTTGACCGATAGCGTTTCGCATCTATTAACATGTGGTCTGATTAGTTTTAAATTTTTTTCTGTATAGGTATCATTCCCAATTTTGATCTCATCTTTTTTTGCTGCATTTGTTACTAATTCTTCGATATATTGCATTGCTTCTCTAATCATTTTTTTACCTCTTCTTTCTTAGACTGCATTCCAATAACAATTATTTCCGGCTCTGCGATGTCTCCTGTTAAATTGATTTGTCCAGGTAGTACATCCATAACTTCTCTCAATATAGGAATGATTTCCCCTGTCTTTTCGTCTACCTCTTGACTGTTGAATAATGTCGTTTCAATTGGTGCTGTTGGTTCAATTTTGCTTTTCAAAGTTGTTGACATCGTTATTTTCTTTCGGTCATTGCTTGGCACAAAATTTACCGTGATTGTCATGCTTCTTTTTTTCGTTGGTGCAGTGTTAATATCGGCGATGTTTGCAATGATTCTTTCCAATTCCACGTCTGCTGCTTCTAGGATTGCTCCATGACATGCTTGCAAAACTGATTTTTTTACCTTAACCATTTTTTTAGTTTCCCCGCTTTATCTACCTTTCTTCGCTACTAGCGTTAGTTTCTTGTGTTGTATATCGTTTACCTTTGTTGTGATGATCTGTGCGTTAGTTTCCAGTGCCTTGAGACTCTGTGTGTCGAGTTTATCGCACTCATCAAAGATGAATGGTAAATCTTCAATGTTTAACTTCTTCTTAATGCATTCTGCGATGTAAATGCCGGCAATGATTTGTTCGCTTCCGGAGCCATTCAGGAATGGTGTTTCCTTGTCGCAGACGCTTGGATAACACACCTCGTTCCAGCTGCCTTCTTTGATATTGTTTTCTATCAATGTGAAGTGAACCTTTGTTCCGAAAACTGACTCAATGCGCGCCTGAAATGCCTGTAGCTTTAATTGGATAAATCTTTCTACCAATGCGAGACTCTGTTCGCAATTCATAAGGCTCTTTTGTTCTGCTTTGATTTGTTCCTGAACCTTTGCAATCTGTTCTTGATTTGCTATGAATGCATGGTGTTGATTGAGTGTTTGTTGCGGCAGTTCTTTCTGTGCTTGCAGGCGTGCAATCGTATCATGCATGCTAGTGTCTTGATTCTCTATTAATCGTTGGTTTTTCAGTTCTGCTTGTTTTGCATTTACTGCCGATTTCAAGTTATTTAACTCTATGCTTGCAATGTATGGTCTTTCACTGATTGCATGATAGTCATTTTCACATGCTTGCAGTGCCTCGGTTGCTCTGTTCATAGCACTATGTGCAGGTGCTTGTTTTAGTTCGATTTCCTTGCTTTGCTTCTGCAGTTCTTCAAGTTTGAACTGTGCATTTTGAAGTTCAAGCGAAGCGTTTTTTCCATCGTTTAATAATTGTTCAAGGCGCTCATCGTGGCGTTGTTTCTCTGCCTCAATTGCATCTTGGTTGAGTACATGGCCGCAGTTTGGACAGGTGATTTCTTCTGTCTGCAATGCCTGCGCTTTTGTGTTCTTGTACTCGTTTCTTAATCGTTCGAGTCGCTTTTCTTTGTCGCCGATATCCAGTTTCAATCGGTTAATTTTCAGGTCGATATCTGTCGCTTCATTATCGATTCGAATAACCTCGTTTCTGGCGTCGTCTTTTGCTTTCTGTGCCTCTGCAATCTTAGCTTGAGCATTTGCTCGCGCTTCTCTAACACTCGCGTTCTGTGCATTATGCTCGGCTCTCTCGGCCGTTTCCATTTCAAGCGCCTGTTGTTGCAATTCTGTAAGTTCCTTCTGAAGTGCATCGGAGATCGATGTATCTTTCTTGCCGACCTTTGTGTTAGCAATTGCCGTGTCGATGTTTTCAATCTCCACCTGCGCTGCTTGCAGATCTTCTGACGATACGTCCTTGACCATCTGCAATCCCTCGATCTGACCCTCTAGGCGTGTGATATCGTCGTTAGAATTATTGATCTGCTGTTTGTAATATTTCTTAGTTTGGTCAGTGTTATACCAATCCTGCGCTAGTCTGTTTGCTACTGGTTCTAACTCTGGGTTATCGTTAATGACTGCCGTGTTTTCTACGTCGCCGACTAGTTCAATGATGAATTTTCTTGTTACTTTCCAGTCGTTTCTTGCTAAGTAATACGGATCAATGATTGCTCTTAGTAAGTCGAATTTTGAAACATTAGTCTTTCCTTCAACTCCGAATTTTTGAATTAAATCTTTCTTTGCATTAGTCGGAGCCGTTTTGATGTCGTCAATATAATAGTCCGTGTAGTGACCTGTCATCGTTTCTGTTTCCGACCCTCTCGTCTTAGTCCACTTTTCAAAGTATTCTTTTTTAAATTTGAATGTGTCAAACTCTAATTCGACACTCACCTTTTTCTTGGTGTCATCTAATGGCTTAAAACTCGCATAATCGCTTGAGCCATCCATCAGGAAGTCTGTTATTGCCCAGTATATTGCAAGGATTGTGTTTGTTTTTCCTTGTCGGTTTGGCCCTTGAAAGATGTTTATATCTTCAAGGTCATATTCCGCATGTCCGATATTGCGGAAGTTGTCTATTGTTACTCTGTTGAGTTTCATTGTTAAATTATTCCTTTCTCTTTCTAAAGTTCATCAAACAGCGATACTTGATCTTTCATGCCGAGTACCTTTCGCACTCTTCGAGTCTGTCGTAGCATCGTGAATGCGCGTCTATCGTTGTCCATGATTGACTTTTTTATTTCTGCTTTATCTCTTGTTAATTTATAGCCATGTTTGCAGCTGTGGACGACATATTCATCGTTCTGTCTGTCGTCGTATGCTTGGTTAAAGACCTGTATGCATTTACGGAGCATTCGCTCATTTAGTTGTATTCCGAGTGATTCATTGTGTTTTAGAATTACGGCTTTCTTAGCCCATTCCGTCGGAATGTCGATTCCACCTGCAATCATCACCATAGGTCAATGCCTACGATGTAAAGAATTACCGTCAGCATTACTGCAATAAAGAATCCATATATTACGGTTGCTTCCAATAAATCTCTTAGATCTAATCTATTTTTCGTCATCTTTCGCCAACTTTCTAAGGCTATCAACTAGTTTCTTAGCTGCCTGTTCGATTGCTTTTTCGAGTTCTTCATGGCTCAACTTGTTGTTTGGAATCTTTCCATTTTTGGCGTAATCTTCCGCTTTCTTGATTGCTTCTTCTTTACTTCCGCAATCTTCGCTACACACATACGCGTTTTTGGCGATTAAATTCGCTAAATACTTTATTTTTGGATTTTCATCTAAGTACTTCAGAAGTGCCGCGAATTCGAATGCGACATCTCGTTCTTTTCCACGCACTGATAATGCTAATGCTCCCTTGTGATTTTCTACTGTTATCATTTTTTTACTTTTCTCTCTTTCTTTGTTAGAATTTGAGTGATGATTTAGGTTCATCACTTAAGCGCTCGTTCTTTGGTCAGAGGGCGCTTTTTTGTTTTCGTGCGTTTCTCGCAGTTGTATGTCTTTCATCAAGTTATCCTGCGTTATGTGTATCGCTTTTAATAAGTTTTCTTTCTGGATCATGTTCGGCCAGACATCATATTCTCCAAGTTTCTCTTTCTCTCGTGCTTTCACTTTTTGAAAAAGAATTCTCGCAGGCTCTCTTGTCATACCCAGTAATGTTTGTATATCCGTAATGTTCAGATATGTTTTAACGATTACTTCGCGAGGCGTTGTTGATAAATCTTTTGACATATTCATCTCCTTTCACATGTTTAATCCTTGATTGACGTTGGCAATCCAGCTTCAACTATCAATACTTTTGTGTCTTCCAAACCGATAAGTACTGATACGTTAGGATTGCCATTTTTTTCTATCCACTCCGATATTGGTTTGGATAGTTTTTTTAATTCATTAAGGGCATCTGTTGTCATGTTTCATCCTTTCTTTAACTCATCGCCTTTCATATAATTGATTTGAAAGGAGGTGAATAATAATGCGTATTGATCCTGATTTAGTGAGAAAAATAATCATTTATGTTGAAGATAATGCCACTGTTGAATATGGAGTTAATTCGGATGAAATTAGCAATAAATTGACTGATTATTCTCACCAAACATTGCTCTATCACCTTAGATACATGGATAAATGCGACTTTTTTGAAGGTGTTTCCGAAACCTTAGACGGTGATGTTGAAATTGAAGACTTAACCCCAAAAGGTCATGAATTTGCCGAAACCATACGTTCAGACACGATATGGAATAAAACTAAGGAAAAAGCAAATTCATTAGGTCTATTGACTGTCAAGGCTTTATACCAAATAGCAATTGATGTTTCTGCATCCCTGATATCTAAATCAATGGGTCTTTAAAATTTCTTAAGTTCTAAGTACGCGGTGGTTGCTGATTTGATTTCAGCATCCACTATTTTTTTGATTTCATCGCACGCCATTTCAAATGTACCCATTTTACTTCTTGGCTTTGTTCTTTCCTTTAGAATGCGATTAACCAAGTTTGGAAGTTCTACATATAAGAGGTCGTAATATTCTTTTGCATTCATTTATTTCCTTTCTATTCTTACGTTTACGTAAGTTAGTTTCCAAAAAAAATAAGATCAATATCTTTATCGGATAAATTAAGCACTTCTTTTATAATCTTTATTTCGTTGCGATAAAAATCTGAAATCCCATTTTTCTTACGAAAAAGAGTAGCCTGATTTATTCCTAATAATGAAGATAAATCTTGGTCTGTAATACCTTTTTCCACCATTTTTGATTTCAACAGTAATAGGTTCATTTTTCGCTCACCTCCTTATCTTTGTGCTTTAAGTATAAAACTTGCGAATACGTAAGTCAATACGTAAATGCAAGAATTATTTGCATTTATGCAATTCAAGGATTATTATTGAATCGCAGGAGGCTCTTATATGAATATAAAGGACTTAATAAAAAATCGGCGCAAAGAATTAGGACTAACTCTATTGGATATAGCCAATGCTTGTGATGTTAGTGAAGCAACTGTTTCTCGTTGGGAATCTGGCGATATAGTCAATATGAAAAGAAGCAGAATTGCTCAACTTGCTAAAGTCTTAAATATTTCGCCATCATTACTAATTCATGACGATTATGATTTTTCTACAAATTATAACTCAGCGAACAAACCCCAAGCCCCTATTCTCGGCATCGTTCCTTGTGGCGAGCCTATTGAAGCAATCGAGGAAGTTATCGAATGGATCGAGGTTGTTCCAAGCCAAGCAAAGGGACACTTCGGGCTTATTGCAAAAGGTGACTCAATGTCACCCTATATCCTTGACGGCGATATCCTGATTGTAAAGTACACACCAGAAGTCAATTCTGGGAAGATTGCAATTGTAAAAGTTAATGGCGATGAGGCGACCTGCAAACGTCTAATGATAAACGACGCCGGCATTACACTTATGCCGTACAACCCAACATATCAACCTATGATGTTCAGCCCACAAGAAGTGGAAGAAAAGCCTGTAATCATCATTGGCGAAGTTGTGGAAATAAGAAGAAGATTTAACCAAAAATAA